AATGCTTCATCTTCCTTAGGAGTAAATGAATAATACCTAAACCACTCTATTCCATTGATTCTTGGATTGTTAAAAACAAAATTATAATCTACTCCATACTTTTCTAGCATCTTGTTAACTAAAGCTTTTACTAAATCAGTTCTCTTCATTCTTAGTTTTATTAGTGTATCCTATAATTTTTTTCCTAGGTCTGGTAACTTTGCTGTGGAGATCTATGTCTTTAATAAAATCAGTGGTATAAGAATGCTTAAATATTCTAATACCAAATAAGTACAGGGATTTCTCTTCTTTGTGAAGAAAAGACTCCCCTGTACTTTCCAGCCAAGCTTTATAAGTTTTAACTATCATACATAGAAATTCCTTCTACTCCGTATGATTCTATATATCTATCAATCCGTTCTAAATCTTCTGTAGATTCTGACATAATGTTAAGCACTTGTTAAATAGTTCTACCAAAGTAGAATCGTTATCAATAGTTTGAAAGAATTTGGGATATTTATTTAAGGCTGTTTCTGACTCATGTAAGTCTCTATCATATACTCCTCTCTCCACTCTAAGAATTACCCCTCCTAAATTAATAATAGCATCAGCTTCGTTTTGAAACCTTACATCAGATATTATCCATTTCTGCTTAGTGTCGTAATCAGCTAGAGTAGAGTTTACCCAAAAGTCCTTGTGAAACTGATTTCTAAAAAGGTCTGTACCTACTATCTGAAGGATTTCTCTCCAGGTATAATTACCATATTGACAGGGTATATGAGAATCTTTAAATTCTTCTTTTTCAAAATGCTTTGGGTCTACACTGAATAATACCCCTACGGCGGCTTTAAGTTTTTGTGCAAAAGATTTAATTTGCCATAGGTCATTGGGATCTACATTTGAAAGATGCCCCTCTTTAATAGAAGAATTCCAATAGTCCCACGTCTCATAAGTAAGATCACAAAAATGACCCCTATTAGATAAGATATACTGTAACATAGAGGCTACAGTATTTTTACCAGACTGTTTATGACCAGATATTCCTATAATCATAAGCGTGTTGTTTATTTTCTATTATACTTATATTTTAATGAATCCAGCATTTTCCTATGTTAACATCAGCCTCTAACCTAATTATCTTGCAAAATATATCACCAGCTGATTTCATACATCTAACTAATTCTTTAGAGATAGTATCAGCTAACTCTTCTGGACATTCCACATTTATTTCATCGTGTACTGGAATGGTATATTTTACTTTGAATAATAAGTTATTATCTAATAAATAGTTATAGAATTTAATAGAAGCAAATTTAAAACATAAAGCTCCACAACCTTGAATCCTGTAATTAATACTTTGTTTCTCAGAATCAGCTTTTCTTCTAAAGAAATGCCTAACCAATTCCACTCTCTCTGAACTTACTCCTAGGGCCTTATCAGCTCTATAAGCATCCCAAAATCCTGGAGAGTTCATTTCCTCTTTATGCTGCTGGAGCTTATCAAAATCATAGATATAGGCCTTATGTCCAGTTATAGGGCTAAGCAGAATAAAACCTTTTTGCATTACATCTCTTCTGCAAAAATCTTGATATCTTTTTAGACCTTTAAAACCCTGCATATAAGCATCATAGATAGAATTTCCTTCCTCTGGTGGTAAACTCAAATTTTGACTAATTGTGAGTCCATTGCCACCATAATTAATAGCAAATTCTACCTTTTTGCCTAGATCTCTGGTATGAGGATCTTTTTCTTTAACTTCCTCTAAAGGAATATTAGCTAGCTTTTGTGGAAAAGCCATTTTAGCAGCTAAAGAGTGAATGTCTCCTTTACCTTCTTGAAAGAATTTAATTAGGGCTGGATCTTCAGATATATTGGTAATAATTACACTTTCTTGGCTACAATAATCAGCAGAGATCCAAACATTACCTTCTTCTGGAATAAAACTAGATCTTGTCTCAGGATTTTTAGGTAAATTTTGTAAATTTAGTAGTTTACGTCCACTATCTTTATCTACTCCTCCTCCACAAGATAATCTTCCAGTATCCATTAGTTGATTAAATACTGTATGAATCCTGTGAGAGACTGGATTAATTGCATCTAAGAATGTTTGCCCATAAGTATCCACAATCTTTGCATACTCCTTATACTTAAGATATAAGGGAGCTACTGGGGATAAATGTGACTGAGGCTTAATAACCTTAGCATCTACAGAATCTTTAAGACGACCTGTTTGCTTGTCTTTGACTTTAAGATCAAATCCTAAAGACTTAAAGAATGGAACTACTTGTTTAGAGGATGCCCAATTAATTTTGCAGGTAGGCTCTCCTGATACGGAGGCAAATAAATCTCCTTGCACAATCTTATTAACAAATTGCTCTGGACCATTATCTACTACCCACTTAGATAAGGAGTATTCAGCTTCCTGTAAATTGGCAAGATCCCTATGCATTTTATTTCTCCATGCTTGAGAATCTAACTTGACTCCGCAATATTCTATATAAGCTAAGACTATTACGAATTTGTTTTCTACCTCTACAGCTGTTTCTAATCCATTCTTTTTTAGTTCCAGGAGTTGTGCTTCTCTCAGTGGAAGAAGATACTTAACATCATTACAACCATATGTGATAACCCTATCAGAGAGTCCTTCTTTATGTATAAGACCTCTAATAGATTTATCTAGCTTAACATTTAAATATCTTTCACAACAAGCATCTAATGCCATACTATGGATACCTGGGGGATATCCAAGCCATAAAAGCTTCTCAGCTAGGAAAGAATCATATACATTAGTTATAACTATGTTCTGGTGTAGAAAAAACCTCAAGTCAAACTTTGCATTATGAAGTAGAAATAATCTTTCAGTATCTTCCAGTAGATCCTTAAATAATTTTAGATCAACTGTATAATCAATAGCAAATTGATTATGACTATCTCCAAGCTGACATAGTAGAATCCTCTTTGTGTATGGATCAAATCCCTCAGTTTCAGTATCTAAACCAATAATCTTCTTATCCTCAAAGTACCTTAAGCAAAATTTAGGATCTACTATTATAAATTGTTCAGCTTCTCTAAATAGAGGAGTCTGATTTGTTACTAGAAATCTCATCTACCTTGGTGATAATTAAATATCCCACCTCAGTAGAGTAGTCTACAGCAATAATTCTACCTAAGTTTATTGCTGTTTTTGTATGTTGTATTTTTGCTGTTAATTCTTCACCAACTGTTATTGTAGAAGTATGCTCAGAGCCAACAAAGGTAATAGTTAGTAATCCAAAAGCATCATAATTTGTCCTAACATTTTGATCCTGGTTAAGTACTCTGAATACTCTACATGAGGCTGTTTCACTTAAAGAAGTTAAAGGTTTAATTTCCTTTCCTCCTCTTAATACATAAATCATATTAAAGCCTCTTGGTCCAAATTAATTTTTTTGAAAAATCAAGCATCCATTTATTATCATGTAAGAATGGATTTCCTAAAATTCCTATAATTTCAATTCCAGCTTTACTACCAACTAGATCTAAAGCATTATCTATAGGCATGACTTCCACATTTACATTAAAGTCATACCCTTCAAATTCAACTTCAAGATCTGCTCCCTGAGAGGTATTAATATCACCTCCAGCTCCTGTTACATTAGAGCCCTCTATCTCATATAGAAACCCTTCTGGTAAATCATTAGCAAAAGAAGTCCTTATCAAATTTAGATCTGCTCCAGTATCAATAATAAAGTGGTAAGTTTTGCCAAAAATAGTCAATGGAACTATAGGCATTTTGGCTTTGTCATATAGCTCCTTAAATGAGGTACACTCAAAAGACTGAGTGTGGATTCTACTGATAAGATCTCTAATCATAAAAGAGTAGAGAACTATTAATACCAATAGAATGAAGATGATACCAATCATATTTAGTCTTTATATCCATTAGTGGATCCAAATCCACCTCTATTCTTAGAGCCTAATTTAGACTTAACAAGAATAATCCTATTAGAGAATAACCATCTAAGTTTAGTTAGAATTGTAGCTTTTTGAGAAGGCTGAATTCTAAATTGGCAAATAGCTTCTCCTCTTTTGATACTTGAGACTCTTGTTACAAGAGCCTGAAAAGCCCAATAGTCTTCATTTCCTCTATAAGAATTGTCAATTACTCCTATACTATTAACTAAGAGTAATCCTTTCTTATTAAATAGGCTACTTCTTGGTGCTACTAAGGCCTCAAATCCTTTTGGAAGGGCCATAGCAACTCCAAGGTCAATCTTAACAGATCGAAAAGATATTGTATTAGTTATTGGATCTATCATGGTAGAAGGCAATAACTCTATGTCTTCTGCTGCATATAAGTCAATCCAGTCTCCTTTTTCTTTAATAACTGGAAAGTACTTATCATCTTTTACCTGTACTAAAATTTTCATTGCTTAGCTAATAACATGCATGCTGAATAAGAACAATTAGAGCATCTTATACAACCTCCCTCTCTAATTAGTGGCTTACCACAATCAGGGCAAACTTCTTCAGTGGAGATTTCCTCTTTGGTATACTTACCCAGAACTCTACAAATTGCTGAAGTAAAGGAAACAATATTATCATCAACTTTACGTGCAGTTTTGATAATATATGGAATCTTAACTCCATGTCTTAGAAGCATAGAGAGATATAATGTACATGCCCTTTCTTCAAAATTATTAGACATTAATCTAATATTCTCAATTACCTCTCCATCTGTACCTTCCCATTTATACACATGTTTCTTTATCTTTGTAATAGTTCCTTGCTGGGTAGGACTGGACTGTTCAGTCTCAGAGGCAAATATTTCATAAGGTTTATTATCTAAGAGTCCTACAATTACTTTAAATAATTTTCCCTTATTCTTAATTACTCTAGCTTCTGCCTTAAGTACCTTTGGTCTCTTAGGAGCTGAATACTGAGGGAACTCCTCTTTTTTAGGTTTAATAGAATTAAGAATTCCTTGCCTACACCCATCTCTATAAACAGTAACTCCTTTTAGATTATTGGAATAGGCTAGCTTATAGATATCTGAGACTGTTTGAACTGTTGTTTCTTTAGCTAGATTTATTGTAGAGCTAATAGAATGAGTAGTATATTTTTGAGCAATAGCTTGAATTTTTACTCTCTCAGGAACTGGAAGGTCTGCTGCACTTGCTTGATAATAAGGAGATTCTTTAAAGTATTTATCAATTACTTTAAAATCATTGTTATCAACTGCTTGTATTTCTTCTGGAGTACAATGATCTTTAATCCAAAATTTTAATTTAGGATGTACAACAAGATAATTAATAAATCCATCTCCATTACTATCAGTAAAGTCTCTAGGTTCCCCTTCAAGAACTTTTCTGCTTCTAGTATAGTAAGGAAGAAATAATGGTTCTATGCCCGAGGTAGTGCCAGCCAAAATGCTAACGCTACCAGTAGGAGCAACAGTACTCCACGAAATATTTCTATGTCCATATTTATAAATCCTTAAGAGGCTATCTAATTTTTCATTAGATTCTTCTAGAGTTTTAGGATAAGCTCTTTCACAAAGGAATTGATAGAAATCATTATTTCCTTTTAATTGAAAATTTTGGTCTAGACTAAATTCCTTACTTCTATCCCATCCATCAAAGGTTCCTCTGATAACAGCCATATCTCCTTGAGCTTTAAGCTCTGCATCTAGTTTACTAGAAAATATAGATTCCTCTAGTGTATTAGCCTCTGGTGAACCATATTTATATCCACAATAAGCTATGGCATCGGCTAAGGCAGTAATTCCTATACCACATCTTCTTCCCTTTAATCCATTCTCCTTAAGCTTCTGCCACATTTCTAGCTCATCTGCATCCAAAGGATTGTGCTCAGACTGTATTTTATTGATAATAGAGTCCAAGGCATCTACTTCAAGGTCTACTAAATCATCAGCTAATAAAGAAACTAAATATGCATTCTTTTTAAATTTATTGAAATCAAATCCGTAAAGTATACCATCTTTATTTCTTTCTCTCTGTATATAAGAGAATAAATTATGATGAAGTAATCTGCAGCTATCATAGGGCTGCATAAATATTTCCCCGCATGGATTTGTAGTCACACCTCTATATTGGTCATATACTCCATCTGGAGAGTAATTAATATGAATATCATCAAACATTACTCCTGGTTCAGCTCTATTCCAGGCACAATGAACTAATGTATCCCATATTTCCTTGGCATTGACTTTTTTTACATAGATAGTTTGTCCCTTCTTGTGAATAGGTATTAAAGTATTCACAGGTAATTGCAAAAGACCTAGTTTTTCTACTTCTTTTCTATATTCAATACCATTCTTAATAGAATCAAAAGGAAATGTATAATCAACAGGGTATCTTAGGAAATAAGTATTTTCAGGAACCTTCTTATTATCCTCAATAACTTCTCTTTCCAAAGCTAGCATAAAATCATTGCTAACTTTTACTGAGATATTTGCACCAGTTATTTTTGATTCATTTTGTTTAGCATTAATAAATTCCAAAATATCTGGATGCTTAACACTAAGTGTTATCATTAAGGCTCCTCTTCTACCCTCTTGAGCAATTTCTCTAGTGATTTCACTATCCACATTCATAAAAGAGACAGCTCCAGTAGAAGTTCTCGCAGCATTTTTAACTGCTGCAGAACGCGGTCTTAATTTGGATAGATCCTTCCCTACTCCACCCAATAATATTCCACTTAATTCGCTAGGTTAAGTGCGTTCTCTTATGAACTGCTTAAAGTTTCCTTTAAGATTAGACTATATCTTCATCCTAAGTAGGATGCTCTATGTTTCCACTTGCTTAAGTGTACTTCCTTTCGGAATAGTCGTTGAACTATTAATGAATTCCCAACAGCAATTTTTATAAGGTCCTCTTAATTTTCTACAGCACCTAGAAATCTCTTGTCGAGAATAACCTGTTGCTTTAGAAGCTTCATGAAGACTTTTAAAAACCAATGCTTCGTTAGTTTCTAGATTGATCTGCTTAATTTGAGGATTACCAAAGACTTTGTTTCTAAGAATAGCATTTATCAAATCTTGTCTTCCAGCATATTTATTATTATAGTCTGTAGAACACCATTCTAGATTTAAATAGTAATTATTTAATTTATTCAAATCTTTATGATTAATACTTGGTAAATTATCAGGATTGTCTAGAAAAACTGAAGCAACTAATCTATGAATAGTATAATGTTTATCCTTATTATTTTTTCTAAGAATAACAGTCTCATATCCATATTTATCTATTCTAGTTTTCAAAATCCTTTCCCCTACGGTTCTTAGACCAATAGCTGATCTTGAAGAATTTACCAATCTCTTAAGACTTTTAACCTTGCCCAGAGAAGATATTTGATAGTAACCTTGGTAACCTGGAATATCCTTCCAAATTTCATTTAATAGCTGCTGATTGTCCATAGTATACAATTTTAGTTAAATTGTAAATATAAGTAAAAATTTTCACTTATCCAAAAATATAGACAAGTATTTTACCTCTTTAGGAGTTTCCAGCAATTAATAGAGTTTATTTTTCTATGTATCACTACATAGCGACGCAGTGGTGGTGTTTACGTCTCTTCATCAGATTAGATTGTTCAGCTCTTTTTAGATTGATACCATTAATAGAATCCTCCGGCTGACCTATTACAAAACAATTACTAATTGAACTGTAGTTTTTAATACCAAGAGAGGCCATCATAGATCCTCCAAGGATTACATAATTAAATCCTTTTAATAGATCCATAATTTCTTGACAGAGATCTTTAAACTGTAGATTTCTGCTATAATAATCTAGACCTTCCTTAGAGACTCTTTTCTTGAGCCAAGGACAGTACATTAGTTTCTTCCTAGCCTTTTTATAGTACTCAAACTCCTTCCTAGCTAATGCTAATGTTAGTCTAGTAAACATCTGACGTGGATCTTGCTCCCCTTCTGCCGCATATTTATTAAGCCATACTTCAGCTGCCAATCTATCAGAAAATAAAGGTGCTATCCTATCAAGCACTTCTTCCTTGTGTAACACTTCTTTCATAAAACCTCATTTAAATCTACATACCTTTCTCCTTGACACATATAAGTCTCATAGCTATAATCAAACTTATGAGTTTTTTCATGCCAACTAGCTTCCATTAGTAATCTTTTCCAAGATTTAATTTTTTTCTTGGCCAATATTTCTTCAAGATTATCAGTCTTAAGGATCCATACTATTGGACTTTTCTTATACCTATTGATAACTATAAATCTAAAAGGCAATATTTTAAAATCCTTATAGTAATCATCCTTTGTTGTTGCCTGAGAAAGCATATACATATACATGTCAGCTTGAACATAATAATTCCAACTGACTATGGATTGAGGAAATATCTCCTCGTCTTTACCAGTAGTTTTAAGATCAATAGGAACTATAACTTTATTCTTATGATCCACAATGATCTTATCAAATATTCCTCTAATCTTTATACCATCATATTCACCGGTAAATGGAACTTGATAGAAATGATCTACATCAGTTTGAAATGGATTTTCCTTAAAATACTTAGAGGTAAATGGAGAATCTTTTAAAGTTCTTACGCAAGATTCTGCAGCATCAAATTCAGATTGACTGACTAAAGTTTTATTCTTACTTAGAAACAATAGACTAAAATATCCACTTCCAGCCTTTATTAATTCCCTAAGTCTAGCTTCTATGCCCCAGTTAGTTCTGTAGTTTTCCTGGTCCATAATCTTTAAGGCTAATGCTGCATCTATATCTTTAAGCTCACAAGTGCTCTTATCACATTTATCCCAAATGAGATCTAAAATTTTAATAACAGCAAAAGAAGGCTTTTCATAATCAGATATTACAAATTTATCTTTAAGCTCCTCAGGACATGTAAGTAGACAGTCTACTAAAGATCCAAATCTTAAGCTGTCTGAGTCAGCTTTTTCTTCAGAGATTAAGCTCTTTGGGCCTTCTCTCCATAGTCTTGCAAGTCTTGAGTAGGAATAAATAAGATTATTATCAGATCTCTCCTCCCATTCTTTGCAGCTTAGATCAAGAATACTCTTCATCTTCATATGTTAAATCATCCATTGAGGTTTGTTCACTATCGTCAACTTCGGTGTCTATATCTAAAAGCTGACAATAGCTCTTTACATATCCCTCAAACTCTACTAACAACTTATATCTTTCAGTAAGTTCTTTTTGTTTAGATTTTTCTCTAATACATTCTGATCTTACTAGAGAATATAAGTCTTCAAATCTTCTTGAATCTATCAAGGATTTGGATAATACCAGGTCTTTATTTTGAAAGACTTTTGTACTATAGGTTCTAAAGACTTTTACATAATCCATTAAGGTAAAGTTTTAATAATCTCTATGGCCTGTATTAGTTCTTTGGTACTATGAATCTCCATAAAAACTACTGGCTGTTGAATATTGTACAGACCTTTTCCTAAATTGGTTAGAAAGATTTTTCTTTTAAAAGGATAAGTATCATTTGGGTAACCCTTGACTTCAATTATGATGTGATAACCATTAAAGTCAAAAGTAAAGTCTGGTGTATATACAGACTTTCTCAGTGTCTTATCAAATCTTTCTAGGGTTTTGCTTTTGACATCTCCTATAAATACCAATAAACTGCTATCTCTTAGTTTATAAGTATTAAATAATACAAATGATTCCTCTTCATATTTAGGACTAAATCCAGACTCTATAAGTCTTTTATAGCATAAGGCCTCACTTCTACTTTTAAACTTTATAGAATCTAATTGATTAGGAGTAGCATTGATAATTTTTTTATTAGCTCTCATTAGAATTCTATAGTTAATCCATTGTTTTTACTGAGAATCTCATTTGTTTTTAGGAATCCATCACATTCAAACTCTGAATTAGTTCTAGCAAAATAGGCAGGATGTTTATAGCACAAAACATAATTAGTATTATGATTTATGAAAGGCTCAAATAATTTAGCATATGACCCTATTAATAAGTAAATAATGCCAGAGGCATCTCTACTTAATTTGACTAGCATATCCTTAATGAAAGGAAACCACAGATTACTATGACTAGTAGGAGTATTAGCTACTACAGTTAATGCTGAGTTAAGTAATAGAATTCCTTGATGAGCCCATTTTTTCATAGTTATGTCAAAATAAAATTTCTCAGGCTCGGTTAGATAGAAATCTTTATAGATTCTATCTATTACTAACTTTAATGAGGGACTCAATTCCTTAGTTCCTATTGGATTAGCAAATAACAATCCAGTGGCATAACCTGGTTGTGGATAAGGGTCCTGCCCTAACATAACTACTCTTAGATCTTTGTAAGCACATTCTTTAAAAGCATTAAAAACATTTTCTTGAGTAGGAAATATAGGAATATTATTCTTATACTCCCTCTCAAGAAAATGTAAAATTTTATTAGTTATAGGACTATCTAAAATTTGATTCCATCCATTTTTACACATTAATAATTAGATTAGTACCATAAGTTATCTTAGGATCAAGTTGAAGATTATAATGGCCATATCCATCACTATATTTTCTATAAGATAACTCAAAAAATTCTCCTCTAGCTTTATAATACTTTATCAGCTCAGCAGCTAATTCACTAGAATAGATTGAAGACAACATATCTTCTAGACTTCTTGGAAATACATTGTTGAGGATATCATTAGTATGTTTCTGTGCATATTTAAGAAATGCTGCACAGATAAATAACCAATTTATTACCTTTTCTGAATTAAAGGTAGGCTCATGAAGTCTAAACTCCACAGTTTTTCCCGTCTTTTTAAAGCATAGATTTATAAGATTAACCCACAAGTATCTGTGCCCCATGTTCCATTTAGCCCTATTCTCATTGTCTTGAGGATGATTTTTATATAAGTCACTTCGATATCTGGTATTTCCTCCAGAAAGAAAATAATAAAGATCATCAAAGGAATTAAACTTCCCTGGAAGTGGATTACAAAAATCCTTAGCTTTTGTTTTGAAAGAAGATGTACACATACATTGACGACAAAACATTCTACTAACTTGCTCCTCTAGACGTAGGCATAGATTATAAAGAGCAAAGATTTCTGCTTCTTTTATTGGGAATCCTCCTATATGAACATGCATGGAGCAATCCTTATCAAAAAAACAGTTTTCTCTTAATAATTTTAACTGAGCGAGCAACAGCTTGAAATCATTCTCAGTCCCATTTAATGGAATAGTAGCATATTCATGTCCTTTGATAGAACCATCTCTTAGAGGCATTAATCCATATCTATGGCAGTCAGCTTCTGAAATATTACCAGCAGAAGTTTCAAATTCTATACCGAAGGTAAGATCTCCCCACTCCTTTAGGTAATTAGGATGAATTGTAGAAGTAACATTATCAATTACCTTCCTATGATTATCCTTGAGGAAAATAGGCATTAATTCATGGCTACTATAATGCTCTCCAAATGAATAACAGTTAACTTTGCGGCCTATACAGCTACCTAACCATTTCTCCATATCAGAATTAGCTGCTTCTACCACTTCATCATACCCGAGAGTTTTATTAAAGACTCTTGGAATCTTGTTCAAGACTTCTTCATTAATAACAGCTTCTCCTGATCCATTAGCTTTTTTAAGAAAGACTATGCCATTTGCATCACTCTGAAAATATGATCTTATACAACCACCCTTTGGAGTATAATCTACTATACCTCTAATTGTGTTTCTATTCTTCTTAACATATTTACCAGTCTTATAATCTTGATAAATAAGTGGAGAGGATACAGGATACCAAAATTCTCCTAGTTTGACAGCCTCGATCTCTTTAATATACCAGTAACCATCAATGGATATGCAATCGGACTTATTTACTGATTTCTGTGAAAAAGTTATTACGTTTTCTTCCATAAAACTAATAGGTAAGAGTTTTAATTTCTTTAATTTCCACATCTAATACTGCATTAATATCTTCTCTAGTTAAGTTTGCTGTCTCTTGTACGTAACAGTCCATATCATCTTCAGCTACATAAGAGTCATAAGCAGTCCAGGATGGCCATTTTTCAGTAGGAACTCTGTGGCCAACAATACGTCCTTTTTTAATTTTATAAATTATGGGATCTAAGGTAAAGAACACTTGGAAATCTCCAGTAAAAGTCTTAAGACTAGATGTATATTTTTCACATTCGTAGAATTTATCCAGATCTTTACTGTAGTATATTCCTTGATAACATAAAGAAGCTAACCAATTATCTTTCCACTGCTCTCCTTTATCTAGAGTTTCTTCTAATCTTTTAGCTATCTCATATGCATATAAGCTATTAAGCATTCTTCCCTTGTAAAAGTAGAACTTCTTTCCAACTGTAGAGCCAGAATAGCCAATATATCCTGTACTATACAGAACCTTTTCACCACTAACCTTTTGTCCTTTATGGTAGTAAAAGCCATCCATAAAATATATCTTATCTCCAGCAGCGTAACCTTTATCTGCTATGGTAGGCTCTACCCAATCAGGGGAGATGGTGTACTGCCAAGCTACTTCTTTTTTAGCAACGCTTGCCTTAGGACAGTAAGACCTATTAAATGTAGATACAGCCTGATACTTACTCTTCCTATCATATACCTCCTTGGAAACTATTTGGCCCTCTTTTATGCAGAATAATGTATTAGTAAATATATCTATTACATTTCCTTCTCCATAAGTAATCACACTTAGTGACTCTGCTATAGATGACCACCAGATACCTTCCTTTGTATGAATTATATACAGAGGTCTTTCCTCACTTGTATAAGCACCATACTGAATGTTAGCTGATTCTCCTTTAAATAGGTAAGTTCGAGGAGTTTTATCACCATCATCAGTAGGCCTATAGTCAACCCATGCAAAGGCTCCAGCACCATTATATTCTAGCAAAACTTTAGGCCCATAATGATAAATTATATATGCCAAAATTTGCGAATCTGTATAATGTTGAGGAACTTTACTAAGATATTTATCAGCCAGCTCTTGATGATTCAAAAGAGTCCCATTATGAGTAAATACAAATTCAATCTCATTGGTATCTTCATTTCTGATCTCAACAGGTTGAGCGGTACTAAGACCAATTGTTCCAACTGAAGCCTTTCTGCAATGACCTACAGCTATGTTCACGTGAGCATCTTTAAATGAAGAAACAAATGGAGTATCTCTGATAAAGTTTATAAATAACTTTGATTTGTCTACTCCCCAATTGATTTCTCTATCAATAAAAGCTCCGCAGGAATCTCCACCTCTTTTGTCATTAAAGATTCCCAACATAGCAAATTTATCTACTGCAAATTTCTTATCATTTTTATTGCTGGCAAATCCAAATATACCACACATTAGTTAAATAGTTTTTAAGTTAAATTTGCTGATAAGAGCTTTAGCAACTTCCTTATCATTGTTGTTAATACAATGTTGAACTTCTTTCCCAACCATTTCAGCACTATTGCCTTTATTAATAAAATCAATAGCTTCTCCAATTTGGTCGAAGCAGTATCCAATTAGTTTATCACTGCTGATAAAATATCCTGAAAGAGTTCTATATTCTACGCCATAACTAGTAAGTCTAAAACATCCTGCTTTTCCATAAAGTTGTCTCCGCCTGTCATCAGGATCAATTAGAATTGAAGGAACTCCTAGAAATAAATCAAAGGCTTTAACTATCTCTAAGGAGATTTCTACAGAGGGATTATCATAGCCTATATGAAAGTGACATCCAGTGGTTCTAAGATTAGTAGATTCTCCATCTGGTTTGGGATTGATGTCCTCTGTCCATGCATTATAGTCAGGACTACAACCAAATTCCTTAGCCTCCTTACTTTGTAGCTGGTCATCATCTACAATAGCTGATCCATAACAATGAATCTCATAGTTTGGATCTGCCTTCTTTACAAACTCATCAATAAACTTTTTCATTTTGTTCATTGACGCGATAAAATCAGCTTTAATATTGGTTGGTGGAACATTAAATTCAGCTAAGATATTATCTATTTGTAGTCCATATCCCTTGGACATGCCTTCAGGAGTATAAGCCTTTCCTTTTACTCCTGGGATAAGTCCTATTGACGAAATAATTTTATTTGTCTGACTATGGCGAATAAACAATTCAGGATCTGATCCTACCAGATAATTTTCTACTCTATTCATAATTGTTAATGTGGTTTTTTACGAAATTATTGATGTATGTGTTTATAGGAGAATCTTTTGGCATCATTTCTGGATGCCCTTGAATACAGAAAGAATTAGTTTTAGGATAATAAACTATTTCTGGTTCTTTAAAATCAGCGGTATTAGTAATGTCAAATGCTCCTCCTGTAACATATTTGTTACTAAGCCTCTCTTTGCTCCATGCAATTAGTTCATATTCATCATCAGGAAGATTATAAGGATACATCATTTGATGATGGAGTGATGTGATAATTCGTACTGAGCCATCATTGAATAAAAGTTCATGAGGTCTCCCTGCATGTAGGTGAACATCTTGAATTAATTTACCACCATTACATGCAGTTAAGAACTGAGCTCCTCTACAAATACCTACCTTTAAGAGCTCTTTAGGCATACTTAGGTATTCTCTTACCTCTCTAAGATCCCTAGAAGGATTATCATATGAGCTAACATTAGTGTCTCCATATAACTCAGGAGAGACATCCTCTCCTCCTGTAAAGATTGCCAAATTAGCTTCTTTGATGTTCTGTACTAACTCAAATTCTCCACTTATCCAAGATGCATAGGATCTAGATCTTCCTACTATATATACTTTCATATAGTCTATTATTATTTACTGTTAAAATTTGGCTGCCAATAGACAGAGGTGGGTCTGTACTTCTCAATTAGATTTATAAGAGCAATATAGTATATTACCCTTTTTTCAGAAATCTCTCCTTTTTCTATGGAAGTGGCTATTTTATTATTAAGCTTTGTTTCTAAGTATTTGGGTAAATTAGATTCAAGGTGCTCAAAATTTCCCCAATGTATACAGGGAATAAAATAGTTAGCACATGAATTGAGGGGATAATTTTTTACTCGTTCAGCCCACTCTTCTATAGTATCATAGTAACATAACAAACTCTTTCCTTTTTGAATATCTTCTTTAGTGAGAACTGTGTTATGATAAGGGCTAAGGGACTGGCCTTCCTTATATTCTGCCATAGGTCTAGGTTCACTAAACATAGTGGAGAACAAACGTCTTCTATAAAGAGAATGTCCAGTCCCCCCTAACAAATAGATGTTAGCTACTACACAATACAAGTTTACCATATTTAACTTGGTAAACAATCCATTTCTATGCAGGTTAACTACTTCTTTTAGAATTACATTTCCTGGCACTTCATATAATAGTCTACACCATGTTAACAAGAGTCTAACAGCCCAATAGCTTATACCAAATTCCATATTAACTAATATTCTATTAGCAGTTGGAATATTAGTATAAAGCGTATCATCCTCCACTAATTCAAAAGATTTAAATCTAAATATCTTTTGCAAGAGAGATAAATATTCTATAATCTCATCTTTGGTAAGTAGACAATAATTGTTATTATGGTCATTTGATTCTTTGGTATAAATAACCCAGGTAAATCCCTTTGTGTTTACAGTACGGTTATTTTCCAGAGCCCTCCTCATCTCTGAGCTACCAAAGTAACTGCCCCAGCAGGCCCATCGAGTCATCTCTCCATAATTACGAGCATTAAATCTCCAATAAGTGGAATGACTTAGAAATGAAATATTCATACTTAATTAAGCATATTTGTTAACTGTTCTACATATTTGTTAGCTGTAATATCTCCTAAAGAAGGAGCACTATTTGTTTCTAAGATAATAAATTCCGGAGACTCTCTAAGCACTCCTTGTTTATTAGTAGCTGACTGAACCTTAATATCAACTGCTGCAATATCCAAAGAAACCGCCGTAAGAGCTTTAACACACTCTGCTACAATTTCTTCCCAGTTATTAGGTTTATCAAATAGAGGGTTTTCCTCTAGAATCCAGACACAATTATTATCATGCCTATGCCATCTTTCTTCTGCTTCTTCCCTTAGCATTTTTCTGCAGGTGTAGAAACAACCCTCGGCAGTTACATGTAGTCTATATTCTCTGGAGTAGGAAAAATACTTCTCTATAATATAATTATTTAGTTTATCTTGATGGCTAACTTTAAAGTTATCTAGATCATCCTGATCTTTTATATAGAAGATTCCATTTCCTTTGCTGGAATGTTTATGCTTAATAATGGCTGGGAATATATCCCAATCCCCAATATCATCACATACTTTCCAATTAGCAGTTTTAACTCCGGAATCTTCAAAAGCTCTCTTCATGAGGATTTTATTACCAGAGATCTTACATCCTTCAGGAGTATTTATCTCTATAATATCATCTATAGGAATATTAGGAAATATTGCTTCTGTAGGTGTGATACTTCCTAATCTTAGAACAGCTCTATGAGGGCTCTTAACTATTCCTCTAATCTTTGAGGCCGTATGGTTTTTAGATCTAATTTTTAACTTGTACTTTTTCATTTGATGTCCATTTTAGAGTATCTGCTTGTAATATATCTATACAATTCTTCTACTTTCTCATGATCTGTAGGTAAGTTAAGAAAATTATTGATTAGTTTGGCTGATTTATTAACATTTGAGACAAGTGGCTCAAGTTCACTTTTTAAAGCTTCTACTAAAGCTAAAATATCAGTAGCCTTAAAAAGTTCCATTTCACAGTCTTGGTAGATAAGATTTGAGAGTTGCTCATTTATTGATAATCCCGGCCAACAATCAATAATTAACTCTGTACCAATCTTAGTATGTATATTATTGTTAAATACTGCTAAGACAATTAATTCTTTTTTCTCTCCTATAGTATAGGAATCAATAATTAGATGTGAGAAGGAAAAGAAACTCTTTTTTTGCATTGACATTTATCTTAAATTTTACTTTCTGATCCACAAACCTTCAGCCATAGGCTTCTTATACCTATAGACATTATTTTTCATTACATAGATAATAGCTTCTACTCCATTGACTACTACTATATCTTTAGTGTAGAGATTAGGGTATCCTTCATAGTGATCTAGAAGTTCCATAGTTTTATTGTCTACCTCATACATTTCAAATGTGATTAAAGTAGGCTTCTCAGAAGGTACCAAAGCTGGAAATGATCCTAAATCATACATTTGATAAGGTAGTTCCTCTGTAAACGTTCCTAGATAGGGGGAATCTCCTAAAAGGTTATTGGCGTGAAATCCCTTTTTAAGGGTGCCATAAACAAGTACTTTCATGCTGTATTAGTTTTAATATTGTTTGATGTAGTATTTCCCGACCATGCATCTTACATAAGTCTGAACTATCTTTAGATTTTAACTCTATAGGAATTTCTATCTGTGTTAATCCAAACTGCTTAGCCATTGCTGATCCATATAATCTGCCATGATTGACCTCTTTATTAAAATCATTATCATATAATATAAAGATTTTATGAAAGCGGTTTTTTAATTCATCTACCACATGGGGTTTAGGCCAGTAAGATTCAGCTTGAAGACTACAGGATGGTATACCTGTGTTTTCCCAGATACATAAAGCATCTTTTCTAGAACTGGTTATAATAAGATTATCACCATTCATAGGTAATTGAGACCATAGATCCCATACGGAGCTACTATGATTGTTATACCATTTATTATCTTTACTAAAAGGCTGATATATTTTAATAGAAGTTATGTTATCCTTTTGCTCTATATAAACATAAGCATACTTCTCTGCTGGTATAACATATTTATTAGGTTCCTTCTCTATAAATATATGACTAATTGGGAAAACCTTTCCAAATTTTAACCAAGGTAGGCTAATACCATAGGAGTCCCAATACTCTAAGTCATATTTCTTCCATTCTCTGATCTTAACTTGTATTTTAGCTTTAGATCCAGAATGTCTACCAGACTTGCTGATAGTTAATTCTGAGTTATTTCCCTTAGATATTAGAGGAATCTCCGTAATTATCTTTGCTAAAGTTGCCTCTAGGTTAGTATGCCATAATTCCGCTAAAAATCCTACTAAGCTATTAGAGTATCCAGTAGCAAAATCTCTTACTGCCACAGTTTGCCCATTGGAAGTGTATATTCCTAAAGAGGGTCTCTCATCCTTTCTAGTAGGATTGTTAATAACGGTGGGAACACTAGTGACTCCAAGATAATATCTTAATATCTCGAAGTCACTAATATGTGTTCTAACCTCATCTAAGGGTAAAAGTGGTCCATTTCCCTTAGCAATCATATGTTATTTCCACCAACCAGCAGCAGGTACTGTAGAATCATCTTCAGAACCCTTAGCGACTGTTTCTTCTAAATTAGTTGCTTTTGGGACATATTCCCCAAATTCATAAGGCTCTTCACCAAAGTAGGTATTAGGATATCTACCAATTTCTTTACTATTCCTTACCTCCTTAATGATAGCTGTATTATCTCTAGCAGAGTTTTTCAGAGGAGTCTGAATAAATATATCTTGATACATCTTGTTATCTGGGGTGGTTTTAACTCCAAACAATAGTTTAACCATATTCTGATTTGTCCAAGCCTCTACTACTGCTACAAGTTCTGAAATATCTCCATCAAAATATTTCTTGATGTTATCTAACTGGCAATAAGCAGCAGTGATATCAGGAATAGTAACAGTTACACCATCTCTGGTATAGGATTTATTGGGAATGCCACTGAGGGCTTTGATAAATTTAACTAGGTTCTCTTCACCTACCATAGCAGGTCTTACACCAGTTCCATCAAACCATTTGAGTCTGTCTGGAATTTTGCCAGCTTTTGCTTCTTCTACTGTTAGCCAAGTAGATTCTCCAAAAGCATTAATCATCTGTACCTTTGTATTATCTCTATTATATTGTATCTGATCTTTTAGAAAATATGATACTGAGGTTTTTACAGACTCTCCATTGGTTAGCTTAGGACTAATCTCAACTAAGAAATTAATTCTAGCGGTTCTAACTCCTGTTTCATCAACACTATAATAAGAAGGCTCTTTTTCTAGTGTTACAGGATTATCAGGAGTGCTATAGATCTTTTCTAGGTCAGCTTTGCTAGGATTAACAGAAAGTACTTTAGCAGGAGCAATACCTATATAGCGTCGTACCACATTAGAAGTTGAAGTTGAGGCACCTTTAGCAATGAGAAGAGATATATTACGTTTCATAATGATTTTATTGAATAATTTATTATATAATAAGGTGTTACTAAAATTTGAGGAATGAATTAGCAGAAATTTCTGCTGTACTTTCTGGAGTTTCAGGTTCTGAACTAGGAATTAAGTCTGCTATATTCAGATAAGATACCTTTTCAATATCAGCAGGTTCCAATTCAGGGCCATTAGGTACTTCCTCTTCTATACCATTAGCTTTTTTGAAAGTGTTTATAGTAGCGTCTAAAGCTGCAATTTTGGCATCTAAATCAGCTAGCTGAGCTTCATAAGAAGCTCTAGTTTCTTCAATTTTAATTTGAAGTTTTTCTTTTCTTGTCAGATAAGGCTTTTTCCCAGCTTCTAATCTTTTGATCTGGGCAGCTACAAATCTATCCATTATTAGGCGTTTTGTTGTACTCTATTCATTAAGAATAGATAATTTTATTTATTATCCTTTATAATACTCATCAGCAGTTTCTACTATATATCCCAAATCATTAGGAACATATAATGAATTAAACATACCATAAGGACTCTTTGCTGAGCTAGTAAATTCATCCTCATTAGTTAGGTATTCTTTAACTACTGTTTTACTAGAGGCATCAAACCTAGATTTACCAATAATAGTAATATCAAATTTACCTTCAGGGGTGACATATTCATCTACCATTTTCCCTGTGGTTTTTAATTTAACATATACTCTATTATCAGGTTTAACTACTTCCTCACCATGAGCTAAGACAATAATATTCTTGGGATTTGGATCTTGATACAAATCTATAGCATCAAATATTCTACCCATAAAGGCTCCAATCTTTTTAGGTGTATCCCAACCACCTTTAAGAGCATTAGCCATATAGTAATCTTGCATTAGATAATTAAAATCATCTATTACTATAGTTTTATATGGGCATTCTGGGCTAGCTAACTGAGTTAAGATAGTTGCTACCACATCAGGATCATTGCTGATAATCCTATTACCTGCAGTTGGTTTTTTATAGTCAGTAACTACATAATCTTTCTGACTCCCTCTCCAAGGTAGAGGTTTACCTAAAACACTTATAACAAAAGTGGTTTTTGGATCTAGTCCTTTATGACCTAGTTCAGGAATACCCTTAATACCAGTAGATTTCCCAAAGCCAGAAGGAGCTAGACCTAAAATTCTAGACATGCTTAAATAGTTTTTTTAATAATCCTCTATTGTGTTGCTTAATGGTTAACAATAGAGATATTTTTGGTTCGGGATGAGAAGCATTGCTTCTAATAAGCTTATAATATTGCTCTAGTGCTTCTTTATTGTCATATTCTGGCAGCTCACTAAAGTAATTTACTGCTCCATCAAAATAAAGAGGACATTCAGCATTACCTCCACCTTCTCTTCCCACCATAAGCTCCATAAATCTGATATTATCCCTGAACTTAGTTATATCATATTTACCATGATCTATTTTGCCATATCTATATGGAGCATATAATCCCAAAGCTAGGTCACAATCCCTTCCAGTTAGTTTATTATCACCAAGACCATCAGTAGTTGGCCTTAATTTATCTAACTTAAAGTTTTCATTGCCCTCTTGGGATGCTTGTTGCTGTTGTACAGCTACGATGGTATATTTGTATTTATTTCTTAGCTGTACAAAATACTTAGATGATAACCTACTCATAGCTGCATGTAGTGTATTACAATCAGCTTCGGTACTGATTAAGCTTAAATGATCTACAATAAGTATTTTATACTCATCTGGGTCATCTGGCTCGTAATAATCATCTACTACAGTAGGAGTAGTTTCCTTAGTGTTATTGTCTATAAAATCTATTGTTTTAGTATGTTGAGTTCCATGATTTTGAGCATATTCTCTAGCAAATTTGAATATACCCGTTGGGTTTCTAATACTATCAATAAATTCTACACACTCTTCAAAGAATTCAAAATAAGGTTTATATTCATCACTAGATAGAATCTCTAATACTTCCTCTGGAATTGGATAACTAGCATTAGTGCTTCTCAAATCTTTAGGAGCTATTCTTATTTTCCCTCTACTTAATATATAAAGCAGATGAGACATAAATTGTCTATATTTTTGCTCCTTTGACATCTCTAGAGTAAAATAAAATATCTTGATTCTTACTTGTTCTCTATGATTAAAAGCATAAAAGAATGGTGTAAATACATACAACCAATCTGTTAGTTGACTTTTGCCAACTTTAGTGTTTGCTGTTACTAATGTATAAGTGCCTTGTTCAATGCCAGGCAATACACTTGAGAATCTTGGTAAATTAAATGGAATGCTGTTGATTAGGCCATTATCAATCCTATGCTTTCTATCAACTAAATCGTTAAAAACTCTATTAAATAATTCCACTTATACCATAGTATGAATCCAATCATCATTGTTAGGAGCTACATCTTCTAGATTTTCAATTGTAGTTAACAATTCTGATTCATTGTTTTTTTCAATAAAGTATGGCAAAATTCTCATCAAAGTTAAATTATCTCCAAAGCTTTCTATATATTTCTTAGTAGCTTCTAGAATAACTTCGTTTGAGAAATGACCATATTTCTTGAAGAAAATTTTAAGCTTCTGTTTCACAAGGCCAGAGTTTCCTCTCCAATACTTAGTAGTATTACTTTTTTTACCTTTTGGAAACAGTTCTGCCATTTGAGAGGCTAAATCATTTAAGGAGTCCTTTTCCTCTTTTGTGAGCTTAATAGATTCTGACAGAATTCCTCTAATAGCTTCAAGGCCAGCTTCAGTAGCAAAATAGGCATTAGCTGCCATATCAGGTTGATAGGTATCACCTATGAAGCCTCTCTCAATAAGTTCATCTATATCCTCTTGGGTATAATTAAACTTACTCATTGCCAACAGAAAAAATTGAGGATGAGTAAGATTATACTTGTCCAGGACCCCTTCATCAATTTGGATTATCATAAGGCAATTTATTTATATACTCAGGATTAATATCTTGAATAGACTTTCTTACATATTCTTCATCCCTTGTATTTTCAAAGTAGAGTATATAGACTTCTGGATGATACTTACTCCTTAATGTACGACCAGTCTTTTGAATAAAAGATCTTTCAATACTATCAAGCTGAATTATAACTCCAGCATCAATATCAACTAAGTTAGCTCCTTCTTGTAACATATTAACTACAAAAAGAGAATTGATCTTTTTACTATTAAAATTATCAATTACCCGTTGAGGATCATCAGTTTTAGAATGTAATACATTCTTTCCTCCTAATATGTTTGCCTGATCTATAGATCCACAAAAGCAAATAAATCTTTTCTTCTGTTCAAAAAGATCTGAAACATACTTATGAGCCATATTAGTCTTAAGAGAAGTAAGGAATCTTTTACGATCAGATCCAGCCCTAAGCCATTGAATTCTATCAAACTCAGACATTGAGTTTTGATATCTCCTTGATAAATAATTCATCTGGCTAGAAAGATACTCATATTTCTCTAGAGGCGTACATCTAATCTCTAAGTGTAAATTAGGATACTTTTTCTTATTGGTTAGGTATCCCCATCTAGCAGGATATTGACAAATACCCAATTGAGTTCTTTTACCCCTACTAAACCAGACAATCTCTGTGCGTTCGAGATCATCTAGTTTCATAGGGATAAGATGTATAGCAGGTTTAGGAATAATGCCCCACTCAATGGCTTGTTCTAAGGTAACTTTGAATTCATAAAATCTACCCCATATTCCTTCTAGTATATCTAAATTATCCCATCCAATAGTGGCTGTTAATGCAATTACATTAGATACTTCTATAGTCCTAAGATAGTCTGCTCTCGTATCAGTAATTCTATGAGCCTCATCTAAGCCTATAAGATCATAGGACTCATTAACATATTTATGCAATGAAGCATAACAGATAATGGTGGTAGATCTCAGTAGATATTCTTTCCTGTGCTTATAATACTCATCTTTCCACCCTTGTATATGAGCAATTTCAGCAACAACGATCAAAGTTTTCTTAGATTTTAAAGCTTCTTGAGCTTGTATAAATCCAAAGGTTTTTCCACACCCTGTACACCATGATAATAATAAATTCTTATAAGACAGGGCTAGTTTTACAGCCTCATCTTGTAAGGCTTGTTTAGTCACTTCAACACATTTTTGACTTTATTGACATACTCTTTGTCCTCAGCATATAAACGCGTTAAAATTAAATAGTAGTCTTCTTCAGATAGATTCCTTGCAAAAGAACTTTGCCACAACGCATAATCTATAGCACTCTCCTGCCAGGTCCTATATACAGCATATCCGTTCCTAACTCCAATAGCTAAAGTAGGTCTGGATTTTGCTAGGGTCATTCCATAGAGATTATTATTCTCTTTGAAGACTTTACTAGTAAAGTTTCCAGTCTCTAAAATAGCCTGGGCTGTTACAACTAGAGGATGCTGTACACGAATCTGGTAGTTAAAGTTTAGAACAGAGTCATACATTGTTTGAGAGAGGTTGTCTTTGTGATGATACAATTCTATATCATCCGTTTTCTCTTCTGTGGAAAGTTCATAGCAACCACTTATTATCCCAAGTAGCCCTATTGTCATAAGAAATATTCCTACTGATAATAGAACTTTCTCTCCTAAATTTTTTACTCTAAACATAATGTATTATTTTTTCTTCTTTAGTTGCCTCTTAAACTCCTGAAGATTTTTATGATCCTTTTTTTGAATCAGAATTTTAAAAATAAAGTTCTTCTCCATCTGAGATTGGTTAAATTTAGGAAATACCTTGGGTTCTCCATCTTTAATAGGGGCAACATATCCTAATCTATGTTGCTTACAAAACTTCAACAAGCTAGGATCATTCTTGATGAAGCTTTCTAAAACTTCCTTTAAGCATTTTTTAGTTCTTACTGTCTCAGTAATAAATGACATTAAATCTTTGGAAGTTTCATCTGGAAAGATTACTTTATCAGCTTCTACCTTAACTATACAAAACATATCAGGTTCTTCACGCACATAAGAATCTGATAGTCTAGTAAGTTTGGAATTTAAAGCACAAAGGTAATTACCTTTCCAGTCTGATAGCTTTTTCATATAATAAAAGGGATTGATTACTTATAAATAAGGAAGGATTTTACCCCTCCCCCTCTTATTGCTGTAGTTAGTTTTATAGTACCCAAGACAGGACTTGAACCTGCACGCATCTCTGCATCAGATCCTAAATCTGACGTGTCTACCTAATTCCACCACTTGGGCTTATATACCTAGATATTCTAGGTATATATTAATCTAATAATACTTACTCTAAGATTCAAGAAGATGTTCAGAATCAGGAATTTCTCTTTTATTGTTTCTGCGGAGTACTTTGTAGTGGAAAAGTACTACATGACCCCCAGCTGTTACGACGTCATCTGCATCTTTCATTCTATATTGGTATAACTTACTTTCTTTATCATACCAAGAGTTACGTATTGAATGATAAGTTACAGGCATGCCAGATCTTTGCAATAACTTAGCAGCACTTTCAAATCCTACCTGTAAATTATGAGGAAATTTCATGATTTCCTGGAAAATTTCCTTCAAAATATTCGGTTGCTTACAAAGATTAGCAAAGTAGCCAGGATTCGGATTTATTATAAAGTTAGAGAAGCCCTTTTCTTTAAGAGTCTTCTCCCAAACAGGATTTCTCCACCTCATATAAGCAGTTGTGGGTGCTGAATCAGGCCAGACTTTTTTAAAGAGGCGGCCCATTCTACCCCTGGAAGAATCATCTTTGTATGTTCTTAGAATTGCTAGAACTTTTTCTTTTCTCTCTTGTGTCCAGTATATTCCCATCTTATGATTTTTTATAAAAGTTTTTCAGTTCTTTTTCTACTAATTCCCACACACCCTTACCTTCCTCAGTATTTGGATATGAGAGAATCCTTCTGATTAGGGAGGGACTATCATTTTTTTCACAGATTTTTTTAAATTCTTCCTCTGAGTTAATAGAAAGTATTTGTTGTTTTTTAATATAGTTCCATACTACTCCCCATAATCCCATCTCTCTCAAACCTTTCTCAAAGAGGGAAGAACTGGATACTACTGATGGCTCTGAGGATTGAGATTCTTCTTCACGTTTCTGAGCTTCAGGATATTCTATTTTGGAAATACCAACTTTAGTTGTTGCAGAAATTTCATTTATAGATCCATCTTCATTAAGATAGACTTTGATGGTTTCAAGTTTATATCCATCCTCTGCAGTTTTAACTACTCCTCTATAAGTAAATTTCCAGTGCGTAATCTCCTGACTATCCTCTACTACCTTAGTTAATACTCTCCCACTTGTTAAATGAACCTTTGCAGTGTCTCCTACTTTTATTTTCATATCTCTAAAATTAATAAAATTATGGTTAGGTGGTCTCTTCCAGACTCGAACTGGAATTAGAGGTTTAGAAGACCCCTGTTCTATCCCTTGAACTAAGAGACCTTTATAATTAAGGCTTTAACTTAATGTTTCTCCAGGTATTTGTCGTAATCCCTGAACTATCATAGTACATATCCCAAAATCTATAAATCGTTCCGTTTGCATTAGAAGAACTGGAGACTTCTGGTGATAGTTCATGAGCTCTTTGATCCCAGTTATATTCATATTCAATTATAGCCTCATTCCAACCGGTAACTCCTATCGAGGTCACTAACCTCCATAGAAAATCCTTGCCAGCATGTTTTCTTAGAAAATCTTGATAAACATCTTCTGCATTCTCAAGTTTTGGTATGTGTGTAGAACATTTTAGAAAGCTGTTTATTTCATTTAAAAGAAAAGAACGTAATCCTAGTCTTCTTATAATGTCCTCAGTTAATTCTTCCTTAGTCATAATATTATCTAGACACAATATATTAAAAAAAGAAAGTGTCTTACGTAAATATAAGACACTTTCTCTGCTTTTTAATCGGTTATGTTGTTAAGTGTAGGAAGTTTCTTGTTGGCAAAAAAGGCCACAAGATTAGTTACCGTCACAACCGCAGCAACTACTCCCCACATGTTATACCCTGTATAAAACAGAGTACCAGCACATCCAATACTAAATAGTATTAGAAGCATCCATAAACCTGCTAAAAAGTTTTTCATAATATATTATTTTAATTAAATAGATTACTTGTGTTTAATTCTTTCTAGCCACTTATCATTTATATTTGACCAAAATGGAATTTCTTCTTTCCCATTCTTACCCCAAAAGAAGGCTACCTCTATGAATATTCCAGGCCTCTCAGAACAGTATGTAACATATTCCTCTAAGCTAAGATGTTGGTCGTCATATAATAATTCCTGAAAGCATATAAAAATATTATTTTCTTTCAGAAATTTGACAACAAAATCAAGATCTATCGACTTCATCACTATAGATATTATCTAATTGATTATGATGAGCTTTCCATCTTTCATCTATATTCTTCCAATTGCTATTCTCATTAGTGTAATATCTAATAGTACCACTAATCCATCTAGCGGGAGCTATTGAGGCAAAGACTCCTCCTTGAGATATGTCTTCAAAAGTAGCTCCATCTATATCAAAAATTTTCCTCTCAAAAGAATATCTTACATTTTCCTCTATAAGAAATTGTATAAAATCCTTAAAAAATCTGTTTCTCCATAATAAAGCAGCCTCAGATAGTATAGGAGGGATATCTTCATAAATAATCTTATGAAACTTTGCTCCTTGCCTCCTTTTAAAGGATTCTCTTAGAAAAATAGAGATGTTTCCCCGATCTAATACATTTGGGAGTGTGGCCTCTTGTAATATCAATTCTTTGCCCCTAGTTACTATTTCTTCTATGGGCTTATCAGATTCCCTACACTCTTTCTTAGAAGCAAAGAACATACCTATGCAAAATTGTTCTAATATCCCAAAATCTTCTAAAGCTTTAATAATTAATTTCCCTGCTAGCATTGGTTATATTTTTTTATTGTATAATAATAAGTTAGTACCGCAAGTGGGAGTTGAACCCACACGGACATCACTGCCCAAGGGATTTTAAGTCCCTCGTGTCTACCTAATTCCACCATTGCGGCTTGTACCTATTCTCTTACTTGGTTATTGAATAGGCTTATACATATACCTCTCGATTTGAGCAAATTATCCAAGTTAGCTGAAGCTTGAAAGGTTACAAAATAATACTATACATCTGACTTCCTACTCATTACAGTGCTCCAAGTGAACAGATTGTACAACCTCCTGCGTCGCTGCTGTAGATATAGTATTATTTCTAAATTATCCAAAATTTAATAGACACCCTTCAGGATGCCTATTAAAGAATTGTTTAAGTTCCTCTTTAACTATAGAGTCTGTTTTTATATCCTCCTTAGGATGTACTAGTTTATGATCCTTCTTGTCCCGTTTGTGAGTATATGAAGTAGAATTACTATAGTAATAATCTACTGCTTGTATATAGGAAGTAATATCAATAGCTGGATAATCAGTAACTCTAAATATTTCTGGAACTGTCTTATCATAGATATAGAATCCATTGCCTCTACTATAATAATACCCCAGGACAGGAGAATAACCATGACTTGTTTTTGGTAAGAGATCATTAAATAGAGGAGCAGCTCTACTCATAGTTGCTTCTTTACATAACTCTTTTTCTATGATTCTTACTGTTCTGGCTACTAGAGGAATTTCATTTATAAATTCTTCTAAATAATCCTCATTGAAAGGAAGATTATCTCTGATAAGTATTTCATCTAGAGTTAATCCTCTTTTTAGGCTATCCTTCCAATTTAATCTTTCCTTTAGATCCTTCTTACACTCTTTTAATAACTTATCTTTACACTCTTTGTATGTAAACTGTTTGGGTGATTTAGTATAAGCCCAAGTATGACATCCCATATAATAAAAATTAAAGAGTTAAATAATCTAACAGATTAGTTGAGTCCAGGATATACCTGCAGCAACATCCCTAATCACTCTATGTTGTCCTTGTTAGATTATTTAACTCTTATGTAATATTTTAAAAGAGGAGAGGACTAGCTTCCTTAAGAAGATCCTTACCTAACGACCCAAATAGCCCAAGCATTACCCCTAATCCTTGCATATTAGGCTTCATTGCATATGAAAAGGCTAAATGATACATATGTAAAACTATTAGTCCTACTGATATAATAGCTATAATAAAACATATAAGTCTTATATAAAAATTACGTTTCATAGTAGCTAAATATAAATTAAGGGGAGACATAAATCCCCCCTTAATGGTTAATAATTCGGATTAGCCCTCTGAGGCTATAGAATAGTTACACTGATACCTAACCCTTGGTCGAAAGTACTTAACCAATATGTGATTCTTTGGTCAGGTGTAAGTATAGCCCAACTTGCTTTGTCGATCGCAGCTGGTCTATTAGAGGCCCAGTCTTTGAGAACCTCAGGTGAAATTGTCCTCTGCTGATAAGCCAGGTGTTGCTCACGAGGATAATGTTCCTGAATGTTCAGTTCTATTCCTGAAATGTAGTGTCCCTGTTTGTCACGCAGGAACTCTCCGGTCTCAGGATCTTTGGGTGTGGAGAAGGATGGGAACCATTTTTTACCAATGGTTCTTCCCGTCTGAACCACAGGTCCTCCTATTACCCCAGGTAGATTGACTTTGAGAAGAATTCCCTGTGAAAAATACATAGGATTCTCACTCTTTTTGATGATGAATTTTTTAACTTGTTTCTTGGCAGGCTTGTTAAATTTATTATTAGCCATACTCTTACCTCTCCTACTAAGGATTTAGATTAATGTAGGATAATTGTTGTAGTTTCTTTCCCACTACCAAAGTCCAATACATTTTTAAAGATGTAGCTACTATACTTCACTACAAATGTATTCAAAACTCCTTGATTTCGTTATTTTCAAGTATAAATGCTTTTTTGCAATCTAGACAAATAATTTTATCTTCAAAATATGGTCTAGATAACATAGTATGTCCAAAGATTTGAATATAATCTTTGAGTCTTTCCTTAGAAGAAGCATGTTCTCTAATGTCAGCCCATAAAGGACTTCCAAATAGAAAGTATCCTCCTCTTAAGTAAGAACTTTGGTCATAAAGATCCCAGTGTTCTTCATTAAGAATAAGACTGAGATTGTCTTCTTCTTTAATATGATTATTACGTAGCCACTCTGGAGATACTCCAGCATGAGTAAATAAATATTTTACTCCATTTTGCTCACACTCATAAGCCTTATAAAATTCTACTCTATTAGCTAATAAGTCATAATATTCAGATGCATATTTATGACTATAGCGTGAGCACGGAGAAAAGGATCTACTAAGATAATGGGCATCATGATTACCCAATAATAAGACTACCTTGTTAGGATTTTCTTCTTGAAATCTGATAATCTCTTCAAGTTCTATTAGAGCATCTTTATGGGATATCTCCTCACTACCATATGGATCACCATAATCTCCAAGAAATATGATCTTATCAGCATCTTCTTCAACGACTCTTCTCCAGAATTTTCTTCCATGTACATCAGGAATAATTGCTATCTTTTGTATCACTTTTTTCAATTAAATTTAAGAGTTCCAAATCAATCCTTATTACAGTTATTGGATTATAATTAAGCTTATATATATTAATAGCTGATATAGGAATGTCTGTTTTCTGACTAATCCTCTCTTTGAAAGCCTTACTTTCTTTCTCGGTGAGGATTATTTCCTTTTTCCATATAATATATCTATTATTAGATATACTGATTTTTGATATGTCTTTATTAAGATAACTACAAAGCTCTGATACTAATAAATTGATCTTTTTATTAAACTCAACTTCTCTTTGTTTACGGAGTATCTCTGCTTGTGAGTGTAGGGAATCTCTTATTGACAAGAGGTGTATTAGTAATTTTTTCATATTAGTAAAGAGTCTCTTAATGTTGTATTAAGCTTTCATTTAATCCTTGTTTATATTGTTTAGTAAATCCAGTAACTTGATCAGGTGTAAGATTTGATATCCATTCTCTAAAATATTTCTGATATTTTATATGATTATTAAATCTCCACTCTTTTTCAAGCCAGTTATATAAATCTTTATTCATTTCTTAATTGTTCTTTTAAAGCCTTTACTAGCCATAGTTTTAAATTTAGTAGAGTAGACTGGATTCGAACCAGCGTGCTCTGCATCCCAAATGCAGCGAGATAAACCTGACTCCTCTACTACTCTATAAAGTAAAATCTGAGATTACCCTCAGAAGTTTTCGTTAGACTAAATTTGCAACTTTAGTACTATTCACCTAGGCTAGATGCTTTGGTTACTTTCCTTAACCGATACCACCAATAAAAATTTCTGCAGACTTTTTATTGGCGTGGAACCCTCAAAGGAATAAAGTCATGAAAGAATCCGGTTCTTTCCCTTTATTATTGGGTAAGTAGGTAATTACTTTGTCAGTCCTCATCTACTGGCTATCTGACATTTGCCGATCAGAATTTTATTGTAGGCACTGCAGGATTTGAACCTGCGACTCCGAAGGTATAAGCTTCGTGCTCTAACCACTGAACTAAGTGCCTAAATTAGTAAAAGGGTTCTTTATACTCTATCCCTTAAAAGAGTTTTTATAGAATTTATCAGTATGGGTCAGTTATTGTAGATGCTTTGGCATCTTTGAGATATCTACTACCTTACCAAATACCAAACATGTTTTATTTGGCTTAATTCTCTTTCTAAGTACACGACTATAGAGAAGTTCTCCTTTAATTACTTTAGCTATTAGTATAGCCGTTCCAAAATGATTAGTATTCATAGGTTTTAGTTTAGGGGTTATTCATACTCCCAAGTATTTAGATATTGATTATTGTAGTAATCTAAATACTTTAGATACTGTTTGACATAGGTCTTGATTTTGGTTCCCTCAGGTAGCCTCTTATTTAATAGTTCATAGGCTGTATCGGGCATTGTCATATAAATATCTGTGACTTGGTCTTTTTTGAGATATATAGAGTTAGTACATCCTACTAGAAGAAGTGCTATGAGTATAATTAACTTTTTCATAATTAAAAGTAATTAGTTTCTGTGTTAAGGCAAACTGTCTATTATGTGTGCTACTATGTTTGAATATTCTTCATACTCATCAGGATATTGGCTAATATGATATTGCTTATTCCACTTACATAAAAGATCCCATGCCCAAATAAAGAGCATCTTTTTAGCTCTTTCTTTATTAGTAGATGTTTCTTTAATACTATCATAATACCTATTAAATGTTTTCTTGAGATTATATAATTTCTGTCTAACCTCATTAACTTGAGATGTTTTCATAAAGGGTAATAGTATTATAGATTCTTAACTACGCCAATAACTTCTCTCATATATTTATTGAGATAGTTCTTAAAAGCTCTTCTAGTAATTAGGCAATAACTAGGCTCTGTGAAGTAATACCCCTCTTCTTCAAGAAATATTTTTTCTGTAATACTTCTAGTTTTTAGAATTAGACCAAATATATTAGCTCTATTACAGATAGCTGTTTCTATGATATTAACATAATCTTTATTTAAAGATGGTAGTATCTCTTGTTTAATATGACTACCTGAAGTTGATTTAAAATAAAATGTTCTTTTCATGTTAAACTATTTAATAGAGTTAGTGGAGGTGAAGGGATTCGAACCCTTGTCTTTACAACTTAAAATAATAAATTTATTCATAGGTTTAGGATGCTATTAATCTTACATAGCCCAAGAATTTGTTTGCTGTTGATTATGAAATAAGGGCTGACCAGTTAAGGTCAACTTCCACCAAGTTATTTTTAAAGAATAACTAAACTTTGAAAACAATATTAAGCTGCAAGTGCTACAGGTGCACCCTCAATGATTTCACCAAGGATGAAACTTTTTGCTCTATTTAGAGCTGAGCTAATCTTTTTGCCATTTGTTGTTTTGAGCTTTTTTAAAGTAGACTGCCCATCTACTACCTAATTTATTATTCTAATGCTGCAAATCAATTCCAAGTCACCCCCATTTTTATTATAACTTATCGAATTCGTCTCTATATTCCCTACTTAAACGTTCTAGCTCCTCTTCTAATTTTATAATGAGGAGTCTAAAGTCTAATCCATTATCAGAAATCTCAATTTCTGTTTCAGATCCATTACGAAGGCATATTGAACTAATGATACTACCTTCTCTAGCTTCTTTAATAGAATTTGCCAACTTTTTGTATTTACACATTCTATTATAAGAAGTAGTAGCAATGTTAAGTTCTTCTACTGTTATAGTTATATTTATTTTATAAAAATAAGACATTTTTGTAAAGCTGCTTCTAAACACGCTTCATAAGTATCATAATCATTTGCTTCTACTTCATTGTACGGTGGCCTTTCTATATCTTCTACTCCTATATCAATTAGTTTGAAGGTATAATGGTTCTCAGGAGTGGGAATCATAACTATATGTATCTGATGTTTCTCTCTTAACCACCTCTGAAGAAGTGATTGTGTTGGCAATGATACGCGGTCATAAAATTTCATGCCTGTTGTATCATTCCAATTTGCCAAAGATGGTTTGTCAGAATCATATTCTAAGGTAGTAGGAAATTTTCTTTTATATGTAGCATAGTAGAAACAGGGCCAATCAAATCCATTCTTTTTTGCAAGGATGGCTGTTTCAAAGTTAATATAAGTATCTCTCATGCTTTTGCTAGTGAATAATGTGAGTCTACCCCAGTTATTTATTAGATTAAGGAGTCTGTATTTATATATTGAGGGATCAGTTTCTTTGCTTAGTTTAGTAATATAGTCCATGAAATTGTGATATTTTAGCTATTAATATGTTAAATTTGTATAGTTATTTAACTATTAATAGAAAAATTATAGCATATATTTACTAAACAATTAAAGAAATTGGCAGTAATATATGCTATAATATTATAGATCTATGCCTAAGAGGCATTTTAGAAGGAACCCTATTAATAGTAGGAAAATGACGGTTGGGATACAACCAAGCATCATAATCAACTGAGACTCAAGATCTTCACCACTACCATACTCCATAATAAATCTTCTTTAAGGTTTAATAAAATATATAGCTAACAAACAAATTCCAATAACTAAACAACCTATTAGAAATAATACTTTACATAGGATTGTTGCAGCTATAATTAGTACTACAATAGATATTAAACATATCATCAGTAGACAATATATAATAATACCTTTAATCTCTTTAGTCATAATTATTAACTTTTAATAAGATTAAACAATAGAGTTAAACATTGCAGAAAATGCCATCAATATTACTATTGATATTACTCCTATCACCAACATAAGGAGATAGGTTAATATTGATTCTTTCATATCTATTAAAATTTAATAATTAGACATTATTGCTCCTTAGCCAAGTTACAACCTTGGTACAATGCAATTTACTAAGGAGTTGATATAATATTATGTTAAGTATGTAACAATAAGTAGGTCTTACAAAACTGTTGTAAATGTAATAAAAGAAAATATAAAAGTAAGATATAAAATAAGATAAATAAAATAAAAGGGGAGTTTTCTCCCCCTTTATTTATTCACCATAGATGGTCTGAGACTTGACTGGTGCAGGTCGTGCATTCCTATCATACAGAGTGATGACATTGTCTCCGCCACCTTGCTCGTGCAGGATGTAGAATACATCACCACCGTCGTTAGGCTGCAATGCACTAACTACAGGATGTTTGGGAAGATCCACAGTATACTCATTCTCCCCAACTTTTTTGACAGTTTCACGGATCTTACCAGATGCCTGTCCAATAGGACAACCATCAGCCAAGAGGAAGCAGAACTTTCCTTTCTCATTGGCATAAGGGTTCACCTCGATCGTGTCTGCATCAACCATTTTAGCAAGTTTTTGCAAGCTAAGGCTGGTTTTACCTTCAATGAATTCACTGTTATACTTCTGGTCCATGATACTAAGTTTTAAATTTAATGATGTCGTTTCAATTCTGTAAGACCTACTCACAGATGTGATGGGGGGTAGAACCCTCTATCCAAAACTTAGTGGGGGGTCTTGGGGAAGTATCAACCACTCCCATACACTCTATTAATTTTGAAATTTTTTTTAAAATTTTTTAAAATTTTTTTCAAGCAGTAAAAATTGTTTAAGGTTACGGACAAAAAGTATAAGTAAAATATTTATATTAAAAATTTGGAAATTAAATTTTTTTTACTTATATTTGCACTATCCATTCATCCAGGTACTATCCTTGAGAAAGATAAAAGGCTTGGAATTAGGGTCAGGGGGTTATTAGTAATCCTCTTTAGGAAATAACACATAAAAGCTCCTAGGCTACAGCGTATCGTCGCAAGGGGAATAGTAGTGGATATAAGTCCTGTTAGAATTAAACTAATGAAGGCATTCCTTAAAGTCGGTCCTTGGTGGATAAATACCACCCTGGTTAAACAGATAGGTTGAATAAAAGTTATTTCTAAAGAGAAACCACTCGTTAAAATGGTCAGAGGGATGAGAGGGCCTAGAGGATTCTTATATAGAATAAGATACTCTAAATAATAAATAGTAACTACTATTTAAATAACGCGCGAGTAAAATTGCTAAAGCCCTTATTATGTTTAAAAAATATTGGTGGATACTACTATTAGGGTTAGCTTTAATAGGATTGATTATTTTATTTTTACCTAAATATCAGACTATACAGTATGAGATACCTTCTACTATTAATATAACAAATACTACTACTTATAATGTAGATACTATGGTATTTATAGCAGTTAATAAGGTTATGGGGATAGATAGTTTGAAGGTGAATATACTTTATAATGATAGATACTTTAAGTATAATAGAGATATTAAAGCTGTACTCTATCAAAATAATCCAAAAGATTATAACCTATTTATAAATAGAACTGTTTCAAATAGAGAAATTGAGGTTATAATTGCTCATGAAATGATTCATTTGAAGCAGTATTATGATGGCATATTAATACAGAAAAGTCTCACAGATTCAATAGTATATAATGGTATTAAGTTTAGCCCTACTACTAGTTATAATGAAAGGCCTTGGGAAAGAGATGCTTATACTAACCAAGATATAATGCTAGCTAAAATTAAAGATTTAATGTATGAGAAAAAGAATTGATTATAAAGCCATTAACACTTATAATGGAGAAGTAACTAAAAGAGTAGTTATCAAATATAAGGTTGGTAGGAAGAGAAGATTAGTTCTTAGTACTAATATTAATGCTGACCAACAATTAACAGCTGTATCAGCAGCATTAGTTTAGTATGGATAAATGGAATAATCTCTCCATGACTGAGAGAGCTGAATTAATGAGGATATATCGGTCAAATGGTATATCCTCAATTTCTTTAATGAGGGATCATTATAATAAGCATGATAATGGAGGAGATGTACAACCTAGTGATGCTACATTTAGAGCTACTTTAACTAATCCTGTTAATAGTTATAGATCCAATGCTCCTGCTGGAATAGGGGATGCAGCTATTACTAAAGCTACAGGTTTATTAAATCCAATTACAGGAGCTACTGTTGCTGGAGCAGGATTAGGAGCATATGGTATTTATAAAGCTATAGATAGTAAGAAGGCTTTTGGTGGTAATATCTATGATGGGAAAGGTACTAAGAGTAATCAAATGAATGTATCCTTCCCTTATAAGATTAATCCAGAAAATATATCTTCTTCCGTTGATGACTATAGGTATCATGCTCCAGAATATATTGATAATAATACTAGCTTAAAAGAAGATACTAAAAGAGAAAGATTATCTAAATTTATACAAGCATATAACATTAACCATAATAATTGGAAAGAACCTTATACTGACTCTTTAATAAATATATCAAAAGATAAGAATATAGAGCCAGAAGACTTAGCTAAAGTAATAGCCTCAGAATCTAGTTTTGATTATACTCAGAAAAATTCTGAGTCCACTGCCTATGGACTAATTCAGGAGACTCAACCCAACTTATCTCAAAGATATAAAGATGATCCAGAATACAAAGAAAAAGTTATGGCAGAATATCTAAATAAAAACAGGAGAGTGGAAGATCAGTTTCATGATATAAGAATAGAATTAGATGAGATTAAGCGACTTACAAAAGGAAGAAAATTAACAGCAGGAGATATAAAATATAATCTATTGGCTCCGCACTCCAATAGAGCAAATCTAATATCTGAGACCTCATGGAAAAATTTAACTAAGAAACAAAAAGACTCTTTAACTTTTGGAAAATCCACTTACCAAGATTATATTGATCTCTTTAATAGACAGATGGAAAGAGCTTTTAAAGAAAAAACTGAATAATTTATAAAATAATTAATAAAATATTTGCATATTAAATTTATTTTACTTATCTTTGTATTGTTAAAAAATAATAAACATAAATGAAACAGATCTTAGTAATTTTCTCACTTGGAGCTTTAGTATGTTCATGTACTTTAATGCATCCAAATGCTACAGAGCAAACTGTAGATTCAACAGAAGTTGTTCTGGCTGATACAGTAGCAGATTCTACTGTTATTGATACTATTAATTTTGAGTAATTATGGCATGTAAAGGCGGTAAAAAAGGTAAAGTCACTGGTCGTGGTGGTAAGAAATAATAAGCTTAGGTATTAAGCTGTACCGGGTTGGTAGTTATCCCTTCATTAACTAGTAAGTGTACATAACTAGGGAGTTGGCAAAAACTACATTACTCTTGGGTAGCATAGAGGTTAATGCACTTGACTGTTAATCAAGATATCGTAGGTTCAAATCCTACCCCAAGAGCATAGGAAGCGTGTTGTTGGATTGATCCATAGTATAATGGTAGTACCCTAGATTTTGGTTCTAGTAGTTTTAGTTCGAATCTAAATGGATCAACTAGTTAAATTTTATGTTAAATAAAAGATTATGGGAGAATTAAGATTATTTACCTATGAGGGTGTAAAGAGATATAAATCAGTAAGGAGAGCTATTGCAAGAGGACATGTCTCTGATACTGGAATTATATATCCTAGAAGACCTTTTAATAATAGGAAAAATAAACCCTTTGAGGATATTAAAAGGAGTATTTATGGAGAATTCAAGTGTAGACAAAAAGAACGATTATAATAATGAACCAGTATATTTTTGTGCATCGTGTCTATCACTGTCAGTAATGAATTATACTGGAATTGTAGATTGTTATTGTGGCCATTGCACATCTACAAGAATTATAGTAGGGAATATATATCAATGGGAGAAACTCTACGAAGAAAAATATGGTCATAAATTTTTAGATGAAAAAAAGTAGAACTATGGGAAAGATTGTTGAATTGAAAGAAGAAGTTAAAGAAGTTAAAGAAAATAAAGCTGCTAATCAACCTCCAAAACTTGATTATGATAAGCTCAAAGAGATCTGTAATGGTCTAGCTAATGAGAATCATGCCTTGAGAGAGCAGCTTATGCAAAGAGGATATGCTGAAGCAATTAAAAGAATAGACTTTTTATTTAAAGCTCTTGAATTTAAAGAACTATTCTCTAAAGAGTTTGTAGATTTTGCAATTGAAGAGATTCAATCTGCTCTAACTCCTCCTGAAGAACCTAAAGTTGAGGGTGAGTCTGCTGAATAAATTAATTTATGTATATGGGAAATATCACTAAGAATTCTAATATAGCCCATATAGTTACTACGTTAGCAAAAGCAGATAATAATTTCTTTAGATATTGGTTACAATTTATTAAACCCCTACATGGCTTATCTTATAAGGAAATGGAAGTACTAGCCTCATTTTTAAGAATGAGATATGAACTATCTAAAAGTATATCCAATGATGAATTATTAGATAAGGTACTTATGAATGCTGATACTAAGAGAGTTATCAGAGAAGAGCATAATATTGCTCCTCCATACTTCCAAGTATTGCTTGCTAAGTTTAGAAAGTTAGGGATAATAAAGGATAATAAAATAGAAAAGAAATATATTCCAAATCTAGAGATAGATTCAAAAGAGTATAAACTAATTTTACTATTTGATCTTAAGACTGATGATAACTAATAAACTTTTAAAATCAGTTATAAAAGAAGTATCCAAAGAAATGGAGTTACCTGAGGAAGTAGTAACTGTGGCCTATAGATCTTTATGGGAATTTAGTGCTTCAGTAATAGCAGCTATTCCAATTAAAGATTTAGAGTCTGAAGAGGATTTTAAACAACATCGTGTAAGTGTTAATATACCTGGCCTTGGAAAGCTCTATACCACTTGGGATAGGATAGTAGGATTAAGAGAAAGATATAATTTACTACAAGAATTAAAAAATGATAAAGAAAAAACTAGTACTGAAGAAGATTAAACCAACTTTTACTAGATTGGTAACTACTGCAGATAGATATACTTTTGAGGACTCCATTACTGAGACAGGTATGGTTATACCAGACATGGAAGGGGCTATCAAGGATATTCAAACTGTAGTAGCCGTAGGTGATGGAGTTAGAGAGATTAAGGAGGGAGATAAAGTTTCTCTAAACTTTAAGAGATTTGCTCAATATAAGTATTCCAAAAATTCAGCAAAAGCTGATATGGAGGAATATAATAATCAGATAGTCTCTTATGCCTTTACCTTTGTAGAAATAGATGGAGTTGATTATCTATTCTTAGATAATCAGGATGTAGAGTTTATTATTAAAGAGTATGAAGAAGCAGAAGTAATACTTCCAGATGCTATAACGGCGGCTCCTAAGGCAACTAATTTAGTTAAGCCTAGTTCTAGTACTCTCATAGTATAACATATAAGCCCCTCCTCAAAAGGGGCTTTATTTTTAAAATATGAAACTATTCACTTTTGAGGGATATAAATTAAATATATCTGAAGAAGCTTTATGTATAAAAGCTTTTAGAGAACTATTTAAAAGAGATAGATCTAAAAATAAAGAAAAGGCTATTATGGAGCTAGGATTCATCTATTTTTATGCTGATCCTAGAAGTGATTATAGCTTTATTACAGATGACGAGGAGAGAAAAATATCTATCATAGAGCAAGAAGGATTACCTTCTAATTGGAAACCAGATGAAAAGGTATTACGTGCTTTAGAGGTATATAAATTTCTTACTCAAACAACCTCATCTTTATTGCTCAGAGATACTAGAGCAGCTATAGAAAAAGCAAGAGCATTTCTGTTGGAAATGGATCTTAGTCAAGAGGATGATAAAGGTAAGCCTAAATATACTATTAACTCCTTTGTTAGTGCTGTAAAGGATATTCCTAGGTTAGCCAAAGAATTCTCTGAAGCAGAAGCAGCTATTGTAAGAGAGATTGAGGAAAATGGCCGTATGAGAGCTAATAAGCTTAAAAAGGTTGGTGAAGACGGCTTTGATTCATTATTTACTAAAAACTAATACTTATGTCTAATACTGATATGATAATTAAAAGTCTGAATGACTTTAATAAGATTGTAGATTCTAAATATAAAAATGGCCTATTTGCTTTAGTTAAAGAAGAGGCTATATTTAAAGAAGTTGTCTTTTATAAGAAATTTGTATGGAGCCTATCCTATAAATCTAATGCTTCAGATAATTCTGACATTATAAAAGAATTTACATTTATGGTTCCTTTAAATAAGCTTAATAAGGTAGAGATTGAGACATCTATGACTGAAAATTTACTTACTTATATTTATGGATTTATATTGAGTAATTATACAAAATAATGGAAGTTAATAAATATCAAACAGCCCTTACTGATGACTTAATTAAATCTCTCACTAAGGAGGAATATGAAAACCTGTTTGATTATATTAATAATGTTCCATTTATACAATCTCTCATATCTCCTGATAGGAAATATGCAAGAGATTTACCAAGAAAGGATGGCAGGATCATTGTGGATGTCTGCCATCCTCATATTTTGGAGGATATGGAATATTTTAGGCCAGCAGGTAATCATTATAAAAAGTATGGATGTTATACAAAACTAAGACCTAATGGTAATCCTAATAGTGAGTTTGGTAAATGGATTAGGCAAGAATTAGATAGAATCTGGAATGGGTATGTGAGACCATCTGATGGGGAGTGGGTAACTGGAGATTTTTATTTCTACATTAACTACTGCCCTATTATGGTTTCTAGAACCAAAGGAGCTAATAGTAAAGTAGCTTTACGTGTGAGTAGCTTTCCAGAAATATGGGAGGCAAATTATTTATGGTTTCATTATATAGATCAAGCTAGACATGGAGGTTTATATAATGATTGGATAGGTGGACAACATGCAGTATTAATAGCTAGACGCGGCGTGGGAAAATCCTATTCGGCAGGAGCTCTTTTAGCTAAGATCTTTACATGTGGAGAAAGTCTTGAGACTAGTAAAGAAGTAACAGGTCTTGTCACAGCTTATGAAAAAGAATACTTAACTAAAGATGGTATTCTTAATAAGTTTGTGAGTATGGCAGATTTTTGTGCTGAAAATACTCAGTTTCCATCAGCTAGATATAAGAATAGTTTAGCTGATATGAACTGGATTATGGGATATATGGATGCTAATTCAGGGATTATTAAAGGGACCAAAAATGAAATAATTGGTTTCTCTTCTAAAGATAATCCAGATAAAGGACGTGGTAAACGAGCACATAAATTAATATTTGAGGAATTTGGTAGATTTCCACAGTTCTTAAATACATGGAATACTTCTGACTATAATGTTAGAGAAGGAGAATATGCCTTCGGACAATTACTAGCTTTTGGAACGGGCGGCTGTGTATGTGCTGGTACTCAAGTATTTACGGCTACAGGAAACCTGGTTAATATTGAGAAACTTAGAATAGAAGATGGTATATTAGGATATGATTTAAACAATAATAAAGTTAGTGTAGAATCTATAAGTAATTTAAGGAATCCTGCTTTAAAACCTTGTTTAAAGATTATTACTAACTCTGGTAGAGAACTATCATGTAGTACAGATCACCCAATCTATTCTAGCAACAAATTAGATATAAATAAGTGTAGAATTTGGAACTGGCATAATGCAGAAGAACTGTTAGTTGGAGATGCTATAGCTGTTTGTAATACTGTTGATAAATTTGGAGATACTCCAATATTTGATGCTAGATTAGTAGGTTTGTTAATAGGTGATGGAAGCTATATAAGTTCTCCAAGAATTACTTCTTGCGATAAAGAGATTCAGGATTATATTAAAAGTAAATACTCTACATCAATTTATAATACACCCGTCCATACACAAGATGGAAGAATTATAGAAGAGATTGGGATTAAGAATATCAGAAATGAATTAAGAAATTTAGGAATCTATGGGCAATCTGGCAATAATAAGAGAATACCTCAAGCATTATTCAATGCTAGTAAAGAGGATGTTTGTAATTTTCTAGCTGGACTTATAGATACTGATGGTTGCGTCTCCATTGGTAAATTACATGGCAAGAGAAAGCTTCCAGCTGTTTCTATTAGTATAGCTACCAGTAATAAGATATTAGCAGAACAGGTACAGTTATTATTAAGTAAAATAGGAGTATATGCTAACATCAATATTAAACTACCTAGTACAAATCCCAATAAGAGAATTAAAGATAAGAACTTATACTATTCTATTGATATTCAAACTAGGGATGGAGTTATAAATCTAGCTAACTCAGTACATCTCCTTATTAAGTATAAGCAGAAGTCTTTAGAGGCAGCTAGAGAAATAGCCCTAAAAAAGAAGAGATGGAGGAAACAACTTTTTGATTATGAAAAGATTGTTAAAATAGAGAATATAGGGTTACAACCTATCTATAATCTAACTGCTAGCAATACTCATACTTATTTAGCTAATGGGATAATTACACATAATACAGAAGGCTCAGACTTCTCAGGAGCCTTAGAATTAATATATCATCCAGATGGGTATGGAACCTATGCTATTCCTAATGTTTTTGATAAAAATAGCCAAGGTAAAACCAAGACAGTATTCTTTCTTGGAGCTTATATGAATAGAAAAGGTTACTATAATTCTGATGGAGTATCAGATGTAATAGGTGCTTTATTATCAGAAATTAGAGATAGAATTAGAATTAAGTATAACTCTTCTGATGCTATGGCTTTAACTCAGAGAAAAGCTGAAATGGCCATTACTATTCAAGAAGCTATTATGAAGAGAGATAATACTATCTATCCAGTAGCTGATTTGAATGATAGACTCAATGAGATTGATTTTAATCCTCATCATTTTGATGATCTCTGGATAGGTAGACTAGCTATAAAGGATGGAGCAGTTATCTATAAACCAGATACTGATGTTGATTATATTAAAAACTTTCCACATAAAGACAATAAATTAGAAGGAGCTATCTGTATAAAAGCTATGCCTGAAACAGATTCATCTGGTAATATCCCAACTGGTAGATATATAGCTGGAATTGACCCTTATGATGATGATGTTTCTAACACTATGTCATTAGGAGCTTTATACATATTGGACCTTTTTACAGATGAACTAGTTTTTGAATATGTTGGTAGACCTACATTTGCAGATGATTTCTATGAAATATGCAGAAAAGCTCTACTATTTTATAATGCAGAATGTAACTATGAAAACAATAAAAAAGGTCTTTTTAAGTATTTTTCTCAGCATAATTGTCTTTATTTATTATCTGATACCTTGGAATTTCTTCGAGACAAAGAAATGATTAGAGGTAACTTATATGGTAATAAAAATAAAGGTGTTAATGCAACTGAACCTATCAAAGCTTATGCTAGAAGATGTATAAGGGACTGGTTGTTAAAACCAACTGAAACTAATAAGATCTTAGAGAATGGAGAAGTAGAGGAAACTACAAGTTTAAATCTATTTAAAATTCCTTATAGAGCTTTAATACAGGAGTTATCTCAGTGGAATTCAGATGCTAACTTTGATAGACATGATGCCTTAGGAATGTTAATGCTTTTAAGAGAAGATAAATTAAGATTAATAGGTGAAGGAGATGTTAAATCATCTATTGAAGATGATCCTAATTATTTAGGAAATGATCCATTTTTTAGTCAATCTAAAAAAGGAGTAAAGTTTAAATTTAGCTTCTAAATTCAGCCTAGGTAAATATAGTAATAAAAGTGTGTTTTTTACATAAATATTTTATTAATAAGCTTGTATTAAATGCTAAATTTACTTATATTTGTTATTATTATATAAATAATATAAACATGTTATATGTTAGCACTTAGTAAATTACCCAGAGAGATGCTTCCTTTCTCCAAAAAAACTAGAGAGTGGAGAAAATTACATCTAGACTGGGCTGATAGAAGAACTTACTTCTATGATAGCACTGTGAGAAAGTCTCTAATTAAGAAAAAGATTAACTATAATCTTCTTAATGGATACTTAGATATGCAGGATCTATCTATAGTTCTCAACCCTGAACAAGTACAGGCAGATTATATTCCTGAGACTATTCAACACTACCCTATAATGAACTCTAAGCTAAATGTTCTTAGAGGTGAAGAAGCTAAGCGTAGATTTGACTTTAGAGCCATTGTTACTAATCCTAATGCTCTATCAGAGATAGAAGAATCGAAGAAACAAGAGTTATTTGCTAGACTACAAGAATTAATTGCAAATAATTCCATGTCTGAAGATGATTTTAACAATGAAATAGATAAGCTTACTTATTATTTCACTTATGAGTGGCAAGATATTAGAGAGCAGAGGGCTAATTTATTACTCAAACATTACATAAAAGAACTGGCAGTATCTACTAAATTCAATGCTGGATTTGTAGATGCTATGGCTGTAGGAGAAGAAGAATATCAGTGTGATATCGTTGGTGGAGAGCCCACATTTGAGAGATTAAATCCTATGAAGGTACATGCCTTTAGACAAGGATATTCCAGTAGAATTGAAGATGCTGATATTATTATTCTTATAGACTTCTGGAGCCCAGGAAAAATTATAGAGACCTTTTATGACGTGTTGACTCCTAAAGATATAGAGTATATAGATAATTTGCCCCAAAGTTATGCTACTGATGAGATGCAAAATCATGATGAAAGAAACTCCTTTGTTAATTTTGCTGATGTTACTGGTAATGAATATGGGGAAGGTACAGTTATAGATAACTTTGTATTTTTTGGTAATACTGGAGTAAATGCTACTACTAATTACTTTGATAATAATGGTAATATCAGAGTTCTTAGGATGTACTGGAAGAGTAAGAGAAAGATTAAAGAGGTTAAATCTTATGATCCTGAGACTGGTGAAGAAGAGTATAACTTCTATCCTGAGACTTATATCATAAATAAGGACTTAGGAGAGGAAGAAAAGATACTGTGGATTGATGAGGCTTGGGAAGGTACTAAAATAGGTAAGGATATTTATTTGAACATGAGGCCTAGATTAGTACAGTATAATAGACTATCTAATCCATCAAGATGCCATTTTGGTATTGTAGGTGGAGTATATAATCTTAATGATTCAAAACCATTCTCTCTAGTAGATATGATGAAGCCTTATTCCTATCTGTATGATGTAATTCATGATAGATTAAATAAGGCAATTGCAGCTAATTGGGGAAAGATTCTAAGACTTGATTTAGCTTTAGTTCCTAAAGGATGGGATGTTACCAAGTGGGTACATTTTGCTAAAGTTAATCATATAGCTGTACAAGATGGATTCAAGGAGGGATCTATAGGACCTGCTAAGGGTAAATTAGCAGGAATGATGGGTAACCAAAATACTGGGGTTATTGATGCTGAAACTGGTAATTACATTCAACAGCATCTAAATCTTCTTGAGTTTATAAAGATGGAAATGTCCGAGGTTGCTGGTATATCTAAGCAACGAGAGGGACAAATTAGTGCAAGAGAAACTGTTGGTGGAGTTGAAAGAGCTACATTGCAATCATCTCATATAACCGAGTGGTTATTTACTGTCCATGATGATATAAAAAGAAGAGCCCTTGAGTGTCTATTAGAAACAGCTAAAATGGCTATTAGAGGGGGCTCCAAAAAGTTCCAATATATACTTAATGATGGAGCAATGAAGATTATGGAGATTGATGGGGATGAGTTTGCTGATTGTGACTATGGGATAATGGTTGATAGTAGTCCAGAGACCCAACAACTTACTGAAAAACTTGATACTTTAGCTCAAGCAGCTCTTCAAAATCAAACTCTCTCATTCTCCTCAATTATGAAAATATTTACTTCTCCTTCTTTGTCAGAGATTCAAAGAATTATAGAAAAAGATGAGAAGAATATTCAGGAGAGACAAGCCCAGGCACAGCAACAACAATTAGAGTCTCAACAAGCTATAGCAGAGCAACAGGCTCAGACTAAATTAGCAGAACTTCAGCTACAGGATCAAATGAATCAAAGAGATAATGAGACTAAAATTCTAGTGGCCCAAATTGCCCACGAAGATACTGAACTTGAAACAGATGAGTCAGAGTCTAATCTTAAAAAAGAGGAACTATTAGAAAAGATTAGACAATTTAATATACAAATGGAGCTTGAACGGGAGAAGTTAAAATCTGATACTAGACTTAAAGAGAAAGAGTTAAGTATCAAAAGTAAACAGAAAACTTCAACAAATACTAAATAAGTATGATTAAATTTTATTGTCAAAAGGCACGTCCTATATATGTAAGGACAGATGACATATGGATGACACCATCCTCTAAAACTGCTGCAGGATATGTCTATGTCTTTACTCCTGATGGGTATAAAGATTTAGTAGTTAATAATCTATATCAAAGAATTTCTGAAGCAGGATTTAATGGTACCGAGGATGAAATGATTCAGAATCTGGTATCTGAAGCCTCGGCCCCAGATAATGCTACTTCTATCCCTACTAAAGACCCGAGTGTAACTATTCAGAATTCTTTGGATAACTTATCTTCTAATTTAGAAGATTTAAGTGGAGAAGTAGCAATAAACTCCACTTACATTCAGGAGCTTAAAACTCTAACAGATGAGCAAGGAGATAAGCTGGATTCCTTGGATGAAGAGATGGATACTAAACAAAATAAATTAGTATCTGGAACTAATATTAAAACAATTAATAATGCATCTCTATTAGGATCAGGGAATATAGCTATTAGTACATTTACTCCTGTTACAACCCCTACAAGTCTAGCTGCAGATGCTACTTTGGAGCAAGTTGTAGCAGCTTATAATAATCTATTAACTAAGTTACAGATGGCTGGTATCTTGGCAGATAATGGATCATCTAATAATTAATTGATTCAATATGTACGAGTATATAAAAGGTTTGGGGAGTATTTGGGTTAGTCCAGAAGCTCCCCCAGCCTCTTCAAAGAATATCTTATGGCTAAAACAGTCAGGTGGACCCACTAAGAGATATTCTCTATTATACTATAATGTTTATAAATCATTAAGTAGATGGGAAAATGTTACTCCTGGCTATGTACTATTTGAAGATATTAGAGGTATAGCAGAACCAGGACCAGATTTTTATCCAGTAACTACTAATGATTATATAGCTTATATTGGTTCAGGCGCAGGAGAATATACCAACTTTATTCAAGAGAATGGCAAACCAATTACTATTACTAGTAATACTTCTATTGTTATTCTATATAAGGAAAAAGACTCAAAGTACTGGACCTATAAGGAAACTGAATGTAAAGGACCTCAAGGAGATTCAGCTTATGAGCTTGCTAAGCTTGGTGGATATACCAAAACTAAAGAGGAATTTTATAGAGATTTAGCCCAAGTAAGTAATAAAGTAGACAAGATTCCAGGAAAGGGATTATCTACTAATGATTATACAGATCATGATAAAAATCTAGTAAGAACAATTCCAGATAAAGTTAATAGAGAAGAATTAACTCAAGTAGCTTTTTCTGGATTACATAAAGATCTATTAGATACTAATTCTGTTGACTGCCATCCTATAGAAGCTATAACTGGTCTCAGACAGGAGCTTAATAGTAAACAACCGATAGGTAGCTATGCTCATTTAGATGAGAATGGCAAGGTATTAGAAACAGCTAATAATTCAGATAAATTAAATAATAAAGTAGAGTCTGAATTACATGTAGATACAGCAGATAAAGCTATTGGAGATGAAGATGGTCTTAATATTAAGATCAACTATGCTAAAAAGACTGAAGTTGAAGATTCTATAACAGATGTAAGTTATGATTCATCTAGTGGAGTATGGAAATTCACCAAAAGTGATGGTACTATTATGGTAATAGACCAACCTATAGAGCAAATTATTAAGGAAGGTTATTACGATGCTGCCACCGAGGAGATTGTTTTGGTGATGTGGGATGAGTCAGAGATAAGAATTCCTGCAGAAGCTTTGGTTAATATTTATACTGGAGTTAATACTGATTCTACTAATATCAATATTAGTAGCGATAATATTATTTCAGTTGCTGTCAAAGACTATGTATCTAAAACCTACACAGACAATCAGTTAGCTACTAAAGAAGACAAGTCTAAATTAAAGGCTTTAGCTTATAAAGAAACTGCAGATTATACTAATGATGTTTCTAATAAACCTAAGCTTAATGGTAATATAATTCAGAATGAGAATACTACTGAATCTTTAGGATTAGAACATAATATAGTTTCAGTTGGAGTTGTTGAGCCAACAGAAGAGTATAAAGAAGTATGGGTAGATATGTCAGACATTGATGGAACAGAGATACCTCTACTCGAAAATGCTCAATATCAAGCGTTATTAACTGAGGCTAAAACTATTATCAATGCTATTAATGAGCTAGTTATTAAAGCTAATCAAGTCACTACCCATACTAAAAGGATAGCAATGACTACCAATAAGCCTTCTTTAGAGACTAATAGATTTTATGTATGGGAAACTCCTATAACTACTCTATATATTACTTTAGTACCACCTGCTCAAACTGGAATTGTTAATGAATATCTATTACAATTTAGTACTGGAGATTTAACTCCTGTAGTAACTTTTACTCCAGAAATTAAGTGGGCTAATAGTGAATCTTTTACTCCTCAAAAAAATAAAACCTATCAAATTAGAATATTAGAGGGTATTGGAGTATATAGGGAAACAACTTAGATACATTTTATATTTAAATAAATATGTCATTAAAAGTAAAAACAACTAATGGTAGTTGGGTTTATATTCCTGGTACCAAAGGTAGGGATGGAGATGAGCACGTTTATATAGGTGCTGAAGCTCCTTCAGATAAATCTATGATATGGTTTCAAACCACTACAGCTAGAGATTCTGGAGTAAGAAGGTTTGATCTCAACTCAAATGATTGGGTATTATTACCCGGTACTCAAGGAATAGGCATTGCTTCTGCGATAGTTAATGAGGATGGAAATCTTATTTTAACATTAGATGATATTGCTGCTACTACTATTGATACTGGATATATAAAGGGACCTCCAGGAGCAGAAGTACAACTTAGAAGTAATGGATCTTATCTACAGTGGAAGTATGATAATGAGGCAGATTGGAAAGATCTGATAGCTTTAGAGGAAATTATTAAAGATTATTTACCTCTGAGTGGTGGAACCCTGACTGGAGATTTGAATTTATCTTATACTACTAATTCAGATTCTTCTAAGCTATCCGTATTCGATGCTAATAAAGCTAGTTATTATAACATAGCTTCTTATACTGGAACTTTAAATTTAGGTGATGCATCTAAACTAACTATTATTAGATCTCAGAATTTCCTAAGAAGAGAAACAGGTTACACCAAATACAAGATATATGATGAAGGTACATTCATAGCTGATACAGATTATGCTACTCCAGCTTTTGTAACAACTGAAACAGCTAAGTATCTTCCATTAACAGGTGGACTAATGGCAGGTCCTATACTGATACATAATTCTGGAGATTCTTTGGATACTATATTGGCCTATTCTGATGGAGTTAGTATATTAAGTACTGCCTTTAATTCTGAAACACCTTATAGAGGAATTCAACTTGGTGGGGACTCTACTTCAATTATTGCTTTCAATGATAATGGTGAAAGTAGGTTACAACATACTTCGGGAAGTCAGTTTGGATACATATTATCGTCGATTTATTTTAAACCAGGAATAGATTATGTAGAACCATCTTCAGTTATTAACTCAATATTAACTGATTATACAGCTGAAACTTCAGCTAAAGATATTACTAGTACTGATTCTATTAAGACTGCCTTACAGAAGGTTGGGTTCTATACTAAAGCTGGACTATATACTAAGGCAGAGATTGATAATTTAATCTCTAGTGTATTAACTTACGCAGGTTCAGTAAATTCTTTTGCAGACTTACCTACCACTGGTGTTAAAGTAGGAGATGTTTACAATATTGCAACAGAATTTGATTTAGGTGGTAGCCATTATCCAGCAGGAACTAATGTAGCTGCTGAGGCTATAAATGATAATAACATTACTTGGGATCCTTTAGGAGGATCTTTTGAGTTAACTAAAGCCTCTGTTGAGGCAGTTCTAACAGGTAATATCACTAGTCATACACACAGTTATTTACCTTTAACTGGTGGTTCTCTAACAGGAAATTTATCAACAACTGGAATTATTACATCTACAGGTCGATTAATTGTTAGAGACGCAGGTTATCCTCAAATAATATTTAGACATGTAGGTGATTCAGCCTATGATAGTTTATTATTTACAAACACGTTATCTGGATCAGTTAAATCATTATTATTTAGACCTGACTCTACAGTATCTCAAGATGGAATAGTTTACCATAGCTTAAATTTCCAAGCTGGAATAGATTATATTGCTCCAGAAACTTTATCTGGCTATGTAACAACTAGCACAACTCAAGAAATACCAGGATATAAGGTATTTACATACGCTCCAATGTTTGGGCAAAAATCTTCATTTACTTATAATACAACAGGTGTTATTAATAATGAAGATACTTCAACTGTTTTTGTATTTAGATTAGGAGCTGGAGAAGGTATATGGAGGTTACAACAGGAGTCTAATACTACAGCGTTACTTGGTATACAAGGAAGAAAGGCAATGAAGATTACTTCTAATGCTTCAGATGTTAGTATTACTGCTGATAAGTTTATTGGAGCTGCCACTTCACTTGTAGAAGAGAATATATATACAGCAACTAACTTTGGTACTTCAGATAAAAGACTTAAGAGATCTATTAAAAAAATAGATGAATCTGTTATTGAAAAGGCTGTAGATTCTATTAATCTTAATAGATCTTTTATATATAAGAAAAGTGGAGTAAAAGGGTATGGACCTGTAGCTCAAGATTTAGAAGAGGTATTCCCAGAATTAGTATACACTAATGATAGAGGAATAAAAGGAGTAAATAATACAGCTTTACTTCATTTACAGATACAAGGCTTATATCAGAAAATACAGGAGCTACAAGACCAATTAGCTCAAACAAGCTTTAAAGAAAAGATAGGTATATGGAGTAGGCTCAAACAAGCTTTAAAGAAATGGCTATTACCTTAAAAGAAGCTTATGGGCTTAATGGTTGTGGTGCCGACCAGATAAGATATGTTTCATTATTAGACATCGGACCTAGCTCAGATGATTGGGAGAATAGACCTATATTTGGAGGACTTCAAATAGGACAAAATTACCAAGTTGTTATTGGAAGTGTAACTTACTTAGAAGGGGCATCACAAGGATTTACTATTAGAGAGTATGATTATTTATCAGGTACTGCTGGCAGAGCATGGGAGGTAGGCACTGATGGATCTACTAGTAATCTCATTTTAACCATCACTGGAGCTACTAAAGGAACTCTCTTAATTTATGCTGGAAGAGCTGGACAGACCGCAGGTAATAAAGTAAGATTTACAAATTGTTCTCTATATTCACTTGGGAATATTACTGGTAACTTATTACCAAATTCCGGTGGAATTTATTATAACAGTGCTTACCGTACAGTAGAAGGTGTAAGTATTACATATCAAAATTCTGGAAATACGGAGGTACCTGAGATTAGAATAGACTCTAATGGTACATATGCTGAGGCAGGGATTTATTTCAGAACAGGTAATACTACTGTATATAATCAGTTAATATGTCAAGCAGGGTATACTTATAATGTATCATTCTGGGCATATTCTAATAAATCTGGTACTAGTACTTTTTTGGATCCTCTTCAAGAGGGAGGAAGGACCAGTCATGGATCTTCCCTATCAATACCTAATGGTGTTTGGACTAAGGTGTGGAGTACTGCTACAATATCTAAGAGCTGTAATACAGTGATAGTATTAGAGGGCATGCCCTTAGGGGTTAACACTACCTTTTATGTAAAGGACATAAGAGTTACCAGATGTACTCCAGAGGATACTTATTGGATGGCATGGATTCCAAGTTCTAATAGTGTAGAGCAAAATGAAAGATTACCAGATGTTGCAGAGGTAAATACTTTATTGGATCTACATCAAAATGCAAGATCTACATATCCTTTTCAAAGTAGTCTGTTAGATAATCCACAAACTAGTTTAGCATGGCCTAGAGGAGTAAACCCAGTTACTGGTATACAGATATTAGCTAATACTGCTAGTACTGAAAACTACAGTCACTCTTCTTATTTTAATATACCTTCTAATACCAAATTCTATATTTCATTTTGGGCTCAGTGTAGTGCAAATATTAAGGGAGCTGATGTTTATATATTACCAGATGATTATCCTAATAAAGGATTAGTAGTAAAAGATAGGTTACCTTTAAATCAAACTTGGACATTATATAGATATGAATTTACCTCTCCAAGTACTTGGGGTGATAGTGTTCCGGTACGAATAAGATTTGATAATAATGGTTCTAACGATGGAAATGAGGCTAGATTATATCTTAAGGATGTCAATATATCTTTAGATATAGATCATTCTAATGAATTAGCTAGTTGGGAAGGATTTAAATATCAAATCTCTTCACGCACAAGAACCATAGATACTACTGAATGGTCTTATAGTGGTAATGTAAGAACCAAAGGTACCCTAAATCAACAAAAGATTTTATATAGTGATGGATCAGCTTCGGATTGGACGACACTGTCGTCCAACTCTCAATCTGAGACCGCTCAATATACTGACTATGGTGCATGGACCTATTCAGATCC